CCGCATCTAACTTAACTTACGGAGGGGCTTAATTATGGCAGCGCAAATGTCTAGAGAAACGTCTGGATACACATTCAATCCAAGGCAGGCAAAGATTACATCTGCTCTCGAAGGATTAAGTCCTTTTGTGCCTGTAGTTTCTCCATCTCAATTTTCTAGAGATGTTGCTGGAGCATATGCCGTTGGCGATGAAAACGCTGAACTGCCAGCAACAGCCCTTTATGGAGCAATTGGGAATATAGGACAGAGCGCACTTCAGGGATATGGGTCTGTTATGGAGTATCAGCGCGGCCTTGAAGCCGAAGAAAGAAAGCACAGCAGGGATCTTGATATAGAAGCGATTAAATCTGCACGTTCTTCAGAAGCGCTTCAGGCTCGCATCAATTATTTGAGAGAAGCTGCCGCGAATCGTCTGCGCGAAGTTGGAGGAAACAAAAAGCCGCCTCGCAGGATGGTTGGTGAGCCTCCACGTCAACCAATGGATCAGGGAGATGGCGAGGGGATAACTCCTGTTGATCCAAATCTCAATATCGCTCCAGAAGACGTTCCTCTTGAACCATTGCCCGAACTAGAGCCGCTTCCTGAGGAAGAAGAGATTGACGAAAGACTTCCCGCTCCTGTTCCCGCTGGCGGTTCGCTGTTTAATTTAACTCCGCCTCCAGTATTCACGCCGGGCGCTGTCGGCACAGAAGACATTTTTGGACGCGCAGGCGATGTTGTTGCTCCTCAAGATATGAGGATTACTCCAGAAGCCGCTGCTCAATATGGCGTGGCTCAAGCAGGAGGCGTTCCCCCAACAATGCCTGCAGGCGCAATGGGACTTCCGCTTACCGATCTAAGCGCCCCCGTAAATGTCTCTTACATTCCCTCAGAAACTGAGCGACAGATGCAGGAATTGCGGCAGCAAGTGCGTGGCGCTGTTCTTGGTAGCGCTTTGGAGCGTAATGCCGCTGCGTCTGCCGCCCCGTTGGCGCAAATGCCAGCCCCCGCAACCGAATTCCCCGCTGGATTTGAGCCGGGCGCGTATCCCACGTTTGAGGCAGCGCGTCAGGTGGCCGAAATGCCAATGCCCGAAAACTACGAGCGCCCTGTGGTTGAGCAGCGCGTCGATAACGAAACTGGCGAAACATATTGGGAGGTCATGCCTCCGAAGATGAAAGAACCACAAACAGAGGCAGATCGATTGGCCCTAGAAAAGGCGCGTCTTGAACTGGAAAAAGCCCGAACCACAACAACGGCAACCGCAGGCCCAGACGCTGATGCAGAACAAAAGCTCCGCAAGGAGTTTATTGCTGCGTCTAAAGACTACATGGTGGTTCAAAATGCTTGGGCCAACATCAAAAGTGCCGCAAGGATGGCAGAATCAGGTGGCGAAGGCGCTGGCGACTTGGCGATGATCTTCAGCTTTATGAAGCTGCTCGACCCCGGCAGCGTTGTCCGAGAACAAGAGTTTGCAAACGCTCAGAATGCTGCAGGCGTTCCTGACCGCATCAGAGCCGAATATAACCGATTGCTCAGCGGCGGAAGACTTGCTCCAGCACAGCGGAAAAACTTTGTTCAGCAGGGCAAATCACTGTTTATGGAGCGTCAACGGGGGCAGAACCAGCTAACGTCGATTTATAAAAGGCTGGCCGAACAATCTGGGGCAAGGCCCGAAATGGTGGCTATTGACCTGAAAACTCCAGACCCTCTTGGAGACGTAGAGGCGCAAATTAGAGCGAAAGTTTCCGAGATGACAGGACTCACAAGGGGCACTGAAGAATACAACACGAAATTCTCCGAACTAAAAACGCTTTTGGAGCAGAAGAAAACTCTGGAAGCAGAAATGGAATCCGCTATTGCTGTAGATTAACATGGCTACCGCCGAAGAAATTTTGCGGGAGGCGGAAGAAGCTCTCAATAAAGAAAAAGAGGGCGAATCCGCCCTGACTCCCGCATCTGATATCCTTGCCGAAGCGGAGGAGGTTCTTAGGCGCGAGAAAATGGCGTTGCCTGCCGTTGTTCCTGAAAAAGGAACTGTTCCAGAGCCTTTAACAGAAGCCGCAAAAGCAGAACCAGCGCCTGCCCTGCCGCCGAATCCAGAGCCTCCGAAGATTGAAGGCGGAAAGCCGACAATAGAACAAATGACGCGAGGCGCGGAAATAAGCGCCCCGCCACAGGATTGGAAAGCATGGATGCTTCCGTTCAGGCAAGAAGAGCCGACAAAAACGCCCGAAATTATTACCCAGCCGAAACCAGAAGAGACAAAAGAAGAGGTTTCGACAAAGCCATTGGACATTTTCCTCAAGCTGGCCGCTGATCAGCGCGGGTTTGAGATGGATTCCAACATGATGGATTTGCGGGATTCGTTAAGCGTTGAAGAACTTGCCGAGGCTGTAAAAATCAGGCCAGACATTCCTCTAAATGCCAAACAGGAGCGCGAGGTTTACGACTATATTCGCCAAAACAGCGCGTGGAAGGTTCCGAAAGATTCCAAGGATTGGCTTAATCTTGGTGGTGCCGTTGGGAAATTCCCAATCGACATGGCCGTTATGTTTGGCGAGACGCTTGTTGGCGTTGGAAAAGGAACTGCAAAATTTGCAAGAGATGTAGCGCTTGGTGAAATTACTGGCAAAGACTACAATCTTGCATGGCAGCTTCATTCGCAGTTGCCTCCTCGCGCACGGGAAAGAGTAACTGAAAGAATCGGGGAGTATTACCCTCAAACGGGATATACTGGTGGAGGAATTGAATTCACTGGCAAGGAATATTTAGACCTTGTTCTAGAAGAATATACCCCAGAACAACGCGCTGAAATTTTACAAACCCAGCAAGGGGTTATTGAGCGAACCAAAGCAGCGCCGATGGCTTTTGTTGCTCCTGCTGTAGATCTTCCATACCAGCTTGCCAAAATTGGTCAGAAAATGGGCGCTGGCGGCATTGAGGGATGGGATTTGCTCAGCGAGGGTATTGGCTTGAACGGTTATGATACGAGTTTTGAGCGCTGGAAGGCTCGCAAGAATTTTGAAGGAGCGGCATACGATTTTGAATCGGTCAATCCCACGGCATACCATCGATATCTGGAGTTTTTAGCTCCAGCGGTCAATGCAGCGGCAACCTCTACTATTGGAACCGTTGAAGACTATATGCGGGAAAATGGATTTACCCGCGAACAGGCCATAGAGGCGAGACAAAGCGATCTTGAGGCAATGACGATTGGTGCCCTTGAGGGAGTTGCAGAGGCCAAAAAGCTCATTCCTGAGATGGATCCAGATATTATGACCGCTGGCGAGATTTTGCTGCCAGAAGGGTTTGGTTTGGATGCTGTCGGCTACGGCATGAACCTTTTGAAATTGGGTTCATATGCCACTCCAAAAGTGGCGAGTTATCTCCGATTCAGAGGAAAGACTCCTGACGAAGTGAATCGCCTTCTTGCTGAAGATGCGGCAAAATTGAAGTCTAAGCAGCAAGCCAATTTTGAAAAAAGTCAGCGGGTTACGAAAAGAGAAAAGACCGCTGTTGCCGTTGATGAATCGCTTAAAAAAGCGCAAGAGGCCATTGATCGAAGCGAATTCTTCAAGAAGGTCAGGCAAGTTTCTCCATATATTGCAGGCGCTGGCATTGGCTATGGACTAGAGCCAGACTCGCCGCTTGGCGTTATTGGCGGATTGATTGGAGCGCGGATGCTCAAATCGACGCCCGAATTTATCCGAAACTACTACGAAGCGAAGCGCCTTTCGGCGGGTGGTCAGGCAGGGACGTTTGAAACGATGTCAAAGCTCCGCCGTGACCGTCAGGCTGGCAGGGGTGCCCCGCGAGCGGAAGGCGGCGAGCCAATTCGCGTCACTCCAATAAAGGGCGGATTAAGCGATAGGCTCACAGCATCAGGCGGAAAGCGCCTCGACAGCATTATCGACAACACTAGGGAGTATATCAGGGCAGGCGTGGAGCCTACTTTGGTTGGCTTGGCTGTTGGCATTGCGGACTCTCAAGACGCCGAGGAAATGGCGGCAATGATGGGGCAGGGAGTGCTTTGGTCTAGCTTGGGACGCACACAAACCCGATTGATGAACAAAGCATTCGGGATGGACGATCCCGTTTACGATGCACGGCGGAGACGCAAAGAAGATGTTGAGGCTTGGAAAGCCTACCAAGACCTGAGTCCTGTTGACCGAGGTAACGTAGATGCCATGACAGATTGGCAAGTTGTCATCAACAACCAGCAGCAGCGCACTGATCAAGCGGCGAGGGCATATGAAGCCGCCCAAGCCACAAATAACCCGCAAATTATCGCAGCGACTCAGCAAGTTTTGGCGAACAACCAGAAGGCTCTTGAAAGAATGAAGCGAGCCAACGTCCAAACGCGCAACGAATTTGGACGGCAGTATCTTCTGACCCTAGCTGGAATTCATAGCTTGGCTAATGGTGGGTTTGTTCGTGGGCAAAACAATGTCGGCATTCGATTGCTCAGCACACAACAGATCAAAGATCATTTACGGGCCAAATATCCGAACGAAAGTGAAGATGTTATCAGTGCCTATGCTGAGCAGGACGGATTCTATGATGGAACCATAGATGATACCGTCATGTATGGCGGAATCCCAAAGTTCCGTGGGCCTAAGATCGTCATGGACGATGCTAAACCGACGATGGTGGTTAACACCGATGCCGTCATCCGAAGAATCAACAATGGTCAGGATCCGTTGACGGCATTGCGGCATGAAGCGGGACACCATCTGAGCAAAATACCAGAATATCAGCAGCTAATGGCTGAGCCTTATAGGATCTTGTTCAAAGAAGAGATCCGCAATGCCGATGGTCAGGTTGTAGCGGAAGTTGGCGAGGGACTAACCGAAGCAGAGTTGGCAGACCTATATGTTAATGTTTACGCAGGCACAGCGGTTAATCCCGAATTCTTTTTGGCTTCTGTGGCACAGCGCGATCCAGTGACCAACGAAATTCTACGAGATCCGCAAACTGGTCAAATCGTCATAAATCAAAAGGAAGCTGCTGCCAAGTTGCGTGAAGAGATCACAGCGGATCTAGCTGCTGACAGCATGAGCAGGATTTTCGGCAAAAATCCTCCTCCCGTTGTTCAAGTGCTTTTTGACAAAGCAACGCTCGCCTTCAAACGCGCAAAATTTGAGACGCTTTCCAAGAAGCTCTCAGACATGAAGAGGCTTCTCAACATCCCTGACGCACAGGACATTATTTCGGACAACAGCGGAGCGCGATTTACTCCAGAAGTTCAATTACTCGCAAGAGAAGCCCTTGAGGCAATGATTGACCTTCAGGGGCAGCTTAGTCCTGCAGTAAAAGGCAAGCAGGCTCCTAAAATTACACGGTCAGAACTGGTCAGGAATAAAGCCCTTTTAGAAACATTCGGAACTTACAGTCCGCTGCCAGTTACTGAGGTTCAGGCGCAAATTATAGGCCCAGATGGCAGCGCCATTGGCTCTCCGCAAGTCCTCACAGGGCCAATGGTGTATGAAGGCTCTTGGGACATCACAGATGCTGGCCCACAGCAACGCAATGGATACGGGCCTTTGGCTGCAGAGATCAATATTCAGGGCATCCCCGTAGGAAGCAAAGTTGTTGTTGCCCGTCAGGTTGCAATGCAGCCAGACGGGGTAACGCCTAGGTTCCATCAGCCAAAAGAGGCTAAGAAAATACTCAAGCAGCGAAACAAGATCATTCGCGAGGCTTTAGACACCCCCGATTATGGTGCTCCCAATCGTTTTGATCCGACCAAGGAGGGCGGAGAAACCTATCGCGGAACCCTCAGTCCATTACAGGTCGAGGCCATTAAAAGTCTTCCAGAAACCATTCTGCCGAAAAGCATCAAAGACGTTATTTTGAACATCAACGATGCGTTGGTTCGCAACGATGGCTCGCGGTATCTCATTAATTATGCCGCGATGATGAATGAGAAGGGCGAATATGAGGCGTTTTCTCCGAAGTATTATGATCTGGTGCCGATTGGGTTGATGATGTCCAAGGCTGGCAACTTCCTGTTCACTGCCATTTCGGTTGGACGGATGTTTGATAAGCTCCATGCATGGGGCGACAGGATGCCTGCACGTTTGATGCCTTGGAAGGGCAGCAAAGAACAATTCTGGAACGAATTCACGCAGAAATATCTTTATAACTGGCAACAGGGATTGCCCGGCAGTGGATACACGGAAAGTGGTCAGGTCGCCAGCCCACAAGCAAGATTGCTTGATGCAGATCCGCAAGTCGCGGCAATGAAGCGCAACGTCTTCAACGACTTTTTGAACCTATTTGACACTGCTACGGAGGGCGTAAACCCAGACAGAACCAAGGTTCCCCGCCGAAAAGGAGATCCTCGCGATTTAAACATGGACAGGACGATCATGTCTGTCCGCATTGATCATATAGCGCAAATTGCTCCGACATCTCTTCCCAAAATGCCTGTGGCCTACGGATTGGCAAAGGCCAACTTCATGCCTCGCCGTGAGGGCGGAATTCGTCAGCCTGAAGCGGTGGAAGAACAAGGATTCCGTATGACTTCCGAACAGCGTGATCGTTTGCGCGTTCTAGAAGATGAAGAGGCGGCAATGGGAGACGCTTTTGGCGAGGCATATGGGCCTGAATACGTAAACGAATTGCAATCTCTCCGAGATCTCCGAGAGGCTGCTGCGTTCATGCCCATGCGTCCAAGGAGAGAGCTAACGATTGATGAGCGTGTTTACCCCGGCTTCAGCAGCAGGCTTGAGGGAACGCTGGATGAAAAGATTCAGGGTAAATCAGCAACAGTCGAACAGGTCAGGGCCATCATTAATAACCCGCAGAATGGCATTAAGCCTGCCGAAATTGAATGGAGTAAAATCAACGAGGCAATCGATACGCTAAGCACTGATGGCAAGAACGTAAACAAAGCTGATCTGATGGAGTATCTCCGTCAGAATAACGTGAAGTTCATGCTAAGCATTCTTGGTGGTCAAGAATCTGGCGAGCGAGCCATTTCTTGGAAGAATATTTCTCCTGCTGGGAAGCGATTCACGCAGAAACTTGATGCCTTGTATGACCGCTACCTGAATCTTGAGACAGAAGCTCGCAATCGGATTCCTGATCTTCTTGGGAACTATACTGTTAAACAAGATCCCAACAACGGATCGTGGGGAATTTATGATGAGTCTGGAAATATCTGGACTCCAGACATCAATGTTTCTCGCTTCCAATATTATCTTTCAGAACAAGAAGCGCAGGCAGCATTGAAAAAAGCCCGAATCCGCCAGCCGAGCAGCGTGATCAAGAGCGAGGTTCTAGGAGAACTGGCTGATGCTGGGTGGAATATTGATAAATATGCCGTCTTAAAGGCTCTTCAGGCTATCGATGACTTTGGCGTTGAAGAAGCAGAGCGTTGGTCGCGATTGACTGCTGAGGCAGCAGACGAAAGGGCGCATCAACTACAAGACAAGCGTGATCGAATTGCTGATCGTGATTTTCAACGCATAAATGACGAATACATAGCCGAGCGAGAAGCTGCCAGCAGGGAACTAGAGGCGGCAAAAGACAAAGATCTCGCCGCAGCTAAGGCCATGAGAAAACTTGATGAGGCTGTTCGTAATCGTGACCGCGCTATGGATGAAAGCGAAATCAATCTCCTAGAGATGGATTACATGATTTCTGCAGAAGAAAAACGGTCACAGACGCATTGGCGGATTAACGGGATGGTCAAAGACCCGACACAGCGCCTTTACAACATCAACAACTATTTCGGGATGCGCGGGTTCTGGCCGCAGGCCATTGGAGGATTTCAGGATGTCCCGCAAACAAAATACGGTGATGCTGGATATAGAATCCCCGGCGACACGAACTACAGGGAGAAAATCCTGCAGATTCGTCCGAACCTTGAAGTGGTTGAGTATAGCGTAAGAAAAGTTCCGAAAGAAAAAGTCACACTTGAAGGAGCATACGAGATTGTATTTAAGAAGGGCGCTAAATTCTACCCGCACACTGCCGATCCCGTCACAAGATATAAAACCAGAGCCGAAGCCGAGCGCGTAGCTCGCAGTTTGAACAAAGAGAAGCAGCTAGATTTTCAGCTTAGTAACAGGGGTCGCGCCGAAGGTTTGGAATATCGCGAGACGCATTACGAAGGCTATCCGTATTACATAGCGCATATGCGCGTTGGTGATCGGCAAATTGTTGATCCGACACTACGAACCATTCCAGAAATCGGAAAGGCCATAGCAACGCATTTTTACGGGCCAGAAGCTCCTGAGTCTTATAAAAAAGAAGGAGAGTCTATTCCGTTAGACAGTCTTGGGCCTGCAGTTAAGGCGGGAGCAATCACTCCGCAAGAAGCGGATTTTTATGCGGCATACCGTCAGTGGTGGTTTGCTTCACCCAAAATTGCAATGGATATGTATGGAGGAACAGGATCCAGCCACTTGGTTGACATCAGCCATATCCATGAAATGCAGAGCGACAGGAACCAAGCCGCTCGCCAAAAAGATAGCCGTGGTAATCCCATTGGCTACCGCGAGTATTTGCAATCCTACCAAGTGATTCTGAATGTTGATGGTGGCCCTGATATTGCTTTAAAACGCGATTTTGATCGTCGCGAAGATGCCGAACAATACTTGGACGATTATATGGAGGCATATGGCACCGATCCAAAGTTGGCCGCTTCTCTTGCCATACAGTCATCCAAACAATCTGGCACCAAACTGCAAATGAAGGGCGGGGTTTTGGACACCAGCGGACTTCCAAAGCCGCAGATCAAGTTGCGCGTAGAAGCTGGAGATAAAATACCAAAAAATGCCGAAGCTCCTCCTGAGGCTCCATTCAGCCAAAGCCGCGAGTGGGGCTTGGCTTTGATCAAAAATCAAATCGTTGATGCAGTTAAAAGCGGACACAAGTATGTTTATTGGTCAGGCGGCAAAACGCAGGCCAAACGCTGGCGCGATTTGGTTCCCTTGGAAAAGGTGGAATATAGATCGGTCAACGATGCAGGGCAGATGGAGGTTTTGCTGTATCCTTCCAGCGGGATATATGCCTATTTGACTGTCGATCCAAATACCAAAGAGATCATTTTTAGCGAGATGTCGCCCGGCATGGGACGTTTTGATTTTAAGGGCAAGGCTCTTGACAAAATTATTCCGAAGGAAATGGCCGATGAAATTGTCCGCAAGGGCAAAGAGGGAATTAGCGACACCATCAAACCAAAGCGCGGATCTACGTTTTTCGGAGGTCTGAAGTTCAAGCCTTATTATGATGAGATTGCCGTAAATGAAGTTAACAAATTCCTGAAGAAATACGGCAGCAAAGTGTTTCCGTTTCAGGTTCCCAAGCCACAGGATCAAGGCACTGGAGAGTTGGTTTATTTGGGCATGAAAGATCCTCAAGACCCAATGGATCCAACCGCCCCTGATCGCGCTGTAGCAGAATACAAGACGCTTGAAAAAGCCGTGGGCGAAGCGCAGAAGCGTAAAAACATTGACTATCTCGACGCCGACGAAGGGTGGATATTCCCGATCACGCCAGCGCTTGCAGATGCTGTAAACACGAACAGCCTTCCGACATTTATGCCCCGCAGGGAAATGAAAGAGCCGACAAGCGAACAAGGGTTCTACAGTCAGCTTGAAAGAACGCTAAATAGCAAGATTCAGGGCAAGTTCGTAACTCCAGAACAAGCAAAAGCAATGCTTGGCGAATATATTGTCACGGAGACTGCTACCATTGACGGCAAGCAAAAGACTTCTGTGATTGCTAGAGTCCCCGCTGATCAAAAGGCTGTGGCAGAAGCTGCAGCACGGGCCAGAGAGTCTGAAGACGCTACGGTGCGAGTCGCTTGGAATTCACCGAACAAAGTCAGGGAAGATGAAGTGATTTTCTCTGATGCAATAAACGTCATCAATAAGCTGGCCTCTCAAGGCGGAGGGAAAATCAGTAAAGACCTTTTGCTGGAACACATTCGCGGAAACCGTCCTGAGTTGCTGACAGTTGATGGTGGGCAGCAATACAATACAATGGAACTGACGCTTGCTGGAGGAGACGGTTATTACGAAACCGTTCTAACCATGACTCCGCGCCCAAATCGCGAAGGCAAGCCGCTAAAAGAATTTAGATCAGGACACTATAGGCGAACCCCGGGTTATTTGGCCCATGTCAGATATAAATATCGTTATGATGAGAATGGCCGCTTGGGCATAATGATTGAAGAGTTCCAATCGGACAGATCACAAAAGGGGCGGGACTATGGCTGGCGCGAAGAAGATCCTGCCAAACTAATTGACACTTTAAATAGGTGGCGTTTGGAAGAAATCTACGTTGCGTTGCTTGCAAAGCAAAGCGGAGAGGCCGCAAAGAAAACCATTGAGGAAGTTGAACGCGATATCAGCGCATATCCGCTGATGGATAGAAATGCGCCTTATCACGATGCAAGGATAGAAGCCGATGCAATGGAGGCATCTGCATTGAAGTCTGCATTGAAAAAAATGCTGGCCGACCAAACCGAAGCAATCGACCCGCTTACACAAGTGCCGATTACTATCGGTGAAATGGCATCCAATTTAATTGACACTGCGGTAAATAGGCAAGAGGCCGAAGATGGCGATTTCGCTGGCATACCCGATATGCCGTTTAAGCGCGATTGGGGTTTGCAGTTGTTTAAGCGAATATTAGAAAAGGCTGTAAGCTCTGATGAAGCCATCCGCAGAAACGAATTCGATGCGGCAGTCGAACGCTTTGAGCGTTATAAAGTTGCTTATGGGCCTACCAGCCCCGAAGCGGTGCAAGCGATGATGGCTATTCCGTCAAAACCTATTGCTCAAAACGGGGTTGAGTGGATTGGATGGACAAAAGGAGTCACACAAGTCCAAAGATACCAAGACATGATGCGTCAAATTATTGACAACATCAGATACTATAAAAATGGAGAAGACGGAATAGACGTTTTCTTTTACAAGGGTGATCCTATTTACGATCAGAATGTTACAGAAGGGGAAGACGTAGAAGTTTTGCAAACGCCCGGTGTAATTGGAACGGCGCGAGTTCGTCAAAGTGATGGAACCGTTCTTGCTGGAGAGGGTCGCATAAAAGACATTCTAGAACAGGTTCGTGGAGAGGCCGCAGAAGGAAAGCGCCCCGCAGAAGTTAAATTGAAAGAGATTGTGGGGAACAAGATCGCCCAGCAAATAACTTCTTCCGCAACTGGAAGCGAACAAAGCATATCTGAAGCAGATCTTACGATTGGTGGCGAAGGCATGAAGGGCTATTACGATATCGTTCAGCCATCCGATATCGGCAAATATATGAAGCCCTATGGGGCCAAGGTTGCCGACACATTTCTCAGGGTTCCAGAATATGGTATGCAGGCAACTGATACCAGACTACGCAGCGAGTGGAACAAAACAGAAAAAGAATTTTGGGTGAGCATGGAGGACAATACCAAGCCGATTAGTCCTCGCTTCAAAACGGTTGAAGAGGCTTTAGATTTCCAAAAAAAGCTAGTTGAGGGATTGGTTCCAATGTGGAAGATCGATCTATCGCCTAGCGTTATTAGTCGCGTAGAGCAAGAGGGCCAGCCGCAATTCATGCCGCAACGCGAGCCTGCTACGTTTGTCCGCTTTGACGGCGAATTGAATAAGAAGAAGGGAAGCTGGCTTGCGCGAATCCGCATCGTGCCGGGGCCAGACGGGCGCGGAGCATTCTCGCCTGAATTGTATTTTGAGGGAGACTCTTCTGCAGATTCCAAGCTGCTGTTCCCCGGCTCGTTCAAGACATTTGAGCAGGCTCAGGCTGAGCTACAAAAGATGTTTGAAGACAACAGTCTTCCGATGGCGCAATTTGAAGCGCTGGAAGCGCCAATTGTCGGAACAGACAATCCGAAGTATCAGGCTGGGGCTTGGGAAAATACGCTCCGAATCAACGGGTTTGAGTCACTAATCCCCAGCCTAGAAGACCAGATAGAAAACGAGCAGATGCGCCAAGAGGCGACACCAGCATACTTTGATCGTCTGCCGTCTAGTGAGCGCCTCCTTGATGATGCCCTGAATACCCAATGGGTAATCAACTTTGCCAACGGCACCAAGGCCATCGAATATGGCTATAATAAGGAAGCCATCGTCAGCCTGATGAAGAGCCGTTACGGCGAGCAGCAGTGGATTGAATGGGTCGATTCGATTGATCGCCTTACGGACGAAAACGATCCCCGCAGGGGCCAGCAGCCAGAATTCATGCCGAGCAGGCGCTACGAAAGGGATCCTAATTTGCCTGAGGATGACGTTCTACGGCGCAAAGATCGATTTGAGGAGGGAGCCTTAGACTTGGTCAATGTGCCTCTCACGGGGGTTCCTGCAGCGGTTTTGGGCAATCTGGACAGGTCTTTTCACCTGACCACCATAGCCCGAAGGATTTTAGACGATTTTGAGCCGTTTGTCTTGCAGCGCCAATATACACGCTTTTTGGAGCGCCTGAACCGTGGAGAGATTCCAGTGCCAGACGCAGAAGAAAGGGCGGCGGAACTAACCAAGTCCATTGAACTGAACAAGACGGCGATGAGCTACATGATGGATTTGTTTTCGGATTTGGCGGCATCGCTTCCTGAAGTTGGCGCTTTAGACAAGCGTAGCGGCAAGCGGGTTGATCCGTTTATGGTGCTGAAAGAAAACTTCCCGAACGGGATGCAGCGCCCAATTGACGATATATTAGTCGATATATCCAATGTGATGTCTGCCGTGCATCCTCCTGCAGGCACGTTCCCAGAGGGCTACAACCCCGGCTATTCGGCCAATAACGATGTTCTGAATGCCGCTCAGGTCATGTCTGACTTTGTAGACATCCAACCAGAGACGATGGATCTGCTCTATCAGCGCACGATGGGCAAGACGCAGGAACAGGCAGACCGTGACGAGGCAGCAGCAATTGAAGAAATGCTGAATCCTGAGTTCAATGAAGTGACGGAAACCCCAGCAGGATTTATATCGCGCCGTATTCCCGATGAGCCGAATCCCCTAATGGAAGAGGGCGAGACGATTCAAGACACATTGGAGCGCATTGGGTTCCAGTATGAGGGCGAAGCCGTAGCGAAAAATGACGAAGAGACGAGAGCGCTAGAGAATTTGGTCGAACTGAATGAGGGGCAAACGTGGAGAACCGCGCCACAAACTTATGTTCCTGACGTTGAGGGCTACAAAATTGCAGCCACAAAAATGAACCAAGACGCTTCTGGAACCCTCACGGGCATTGCAGAAATCGTTCCGAAAACGGTGAACCTTCCTGAGAACGTATCGCGCTTGTTTTATGAGGTTGAATTCGACAAGCCCATAGATGTTGAGGGCAATAACCTTGAGAAGGGCTTTGTTAATGCAGCCGAGATTACTGGCTTCACGCAGTTTCTTCCCAAGCGCAAGAATCCTCCCGTTGCTGACTTTACCGTTGCCCAAGAAGGACGGGTCAAACTGCCGAAGAAAACTCCTCAGCGCGGATTCTATTATGTTGGCCTAGAAGACACTGACGGCAATGTCATCTTGGCTAAGATGGATCCGACTCGCGTTGTAGAGCCTGAGGTCAAAGACATCAGCACTATCAGCGGCAAAAGGGCAGGAATGCTACAAGCTGATAGGCACCATACGCTTGGCAAAGACATGGGTGGCCCGATGCATCCTTGGCTTATATCGAATCAGGAAACAGTGATTGGGCCTGACGGCAAAGAATACAAGGTTGTATGGGGGAATCTTGGTCAGAACCAAGTCACAGCGGTCAAAAACCGTATGGCGACAAGCGTTGATGACGGCTACCACATCGTTCAGATCATGGAAGACCATGCCCATAGGTCTAATATTGCTTTCGGAACGGAATATATCCAAGAAATGGACGCCTTTAATAAGGCAAACAAATTGGAACCTTGGGTAGTAGAGATGGCTCACGTTGCTTTGGAGCTAGGCAACTTGAAGGCGGACAAGATCAAGGAGGCAATCAAGCGCGGAGCGCTTAACAGGAAGCGCCGTGAGAAGGGTCTGCCCCCTATTCCACCTCCGAAAAACACGCCAACGGACAAGGCCATCATTAAATACAATGAATCGCTTACACCCGTTAAGAATTGGATCGCTAGAGACACCCCAGAGTTCCTGAAAAAAGCCGAGGACAAGGCCAAGCAGATTTACAACGCCAACAAGAATAAGGCGTGGTTTAAGCGCCTGCTCGCCTTGGGAGCCAACAAGAACTTCATGCAGGAGTTCATGGGATACTCGTTTACGGCGCGAGGGGCCGCGATGGAGAAGGTATCAGGGCTTCCGCAGTTGCCCAATGTGGTTAAGGCGCTGCAGGACAGTGAGGACATGATTAACTCCAAAGTTGGTCAGGCAGTTGCCGTCATTCAGCTTTCGACAAATCCCGATGCGTTTGCGCTATATTTTGGCAAAGACCCGAAACAAGAGGCGGCAATGTCAGCTTCTGAGCGGAAAATGCGTGATACCCTCCTCAAGAATCCGAAGTTCAAAGTCCATCCCTCGTATCCGTGGATGATGCTTGGCCCAGCCAACGGGAACAACTTCCTGATTAAAACGCCCGTTTACTTGCCCAGCCTGTTCCCGAACTACGCGAAACAACATCCGACCTTGTCACAAAACCTCAAAGAGGGTAGACCCGTGAACGACAACGATATCATAGGTTCGATGTTGAAAACCCCCAATCCGCCCCTTATCATACCTTAATGGACATCCTTCTTTCAGAATGGGACGAGCGCCCAGAAGGCTGGGAAGCCGTTCCCTACGTTGGCGGCGAGATCTACTACGATCCGAAAACAACCGATGAGTCCGAAGTAATCAAACTAGCGTTTGAATTGGACAACGGTAACATCAACAAACTGGCAGAAGCCGTAGGAGTGGAGGTCTAAAATGCCTATCCGAAAATGCGCCTCGCAGAACTGCTTCACCCGAAACCTCAAGGCCGAACTAAAGGCTGGCAAGCCCAAGAAGCAGGCGTTAGCCATTGCTTATTCTGTTCAGCGCAAGGCTAGGGCGAAGAAGGCTGCAGCAAAACGCGCTAAATAACAACTTTGCGGGGTGGAGCAGTCAGGTAGCTCGCTTGGCCCATAACCAAGAGGTCAGAGGTTCAAATCCTCTCCCCGCTATTTCCTTGCAGGAGCAACACACATTGCGTAGCGTCCAATCCTATAAATAAATTTATGAACGCATCAACTACATCAATAGATATGGCTCGCCTTAACAACCATCCAGCATTCCCCGTCAACGCATTCGCGGGAGACGGGAAGATCCCTGCCATTAGGCCGAACAGCGGCATGGCTATTCGTGATTGGCTCGCAGGCATGGCAATGCAGGGTCTTCTCGCTGGATTTTTCAAAGACAACTATGCGCCAGAAACACTGGCTAAACGAGCGTATGAAATTGCTACGGCAATGCTTGTTGAAAGAGAATCCCTAGAAAAATAACTATTAAAACTATGAACGAAGAAATCCCATTCCAACAAATGCCTCTGGAAGAAATTCCGCCTCCTTCTCTTCCTTCTGAAGAAGAACTTCAAACATTCCAAGAAGGAATGCGTAAAGAGTTTTTTGAGGCACAAGAGAGAAACAAGAAATTGCGCGAACACGCTTTGGCAATGATGAAAGAAGGCATTGCGGCAGCAGGCCAATCAAGACCCGAAGAAATTATTGATGTCGAGTCTTCTCAGGTCATTGATGCAGAAACTTCTCAGGAAGAAAACCAATGAGCGAAGAAAACCAAACAAACGAGCAGCCCAAGACTCCAGACGAACTTGTCCAATCCGTTCTGAGTCAAATCAACATGGACGAAGTTACCCCCGAAGCAGTCTTTCAAGACATTCTGCTGCAGACCAAGCTGCATTCCATGCGCTTGATGGTCGCTGTGGCGTTGCTTGAGAAGCTGACTACGAAAGACGCCGCAGAGCAACCTGACGAGCAGGCTCAGCAGCCGAGCGAGGAGACTGCAAATCCAGACTTGCAAGTAGTCCAGCCAGACGCTAACTAGGCACGGGCAAGATGGGCATAATGCACTGGTGAGGTGCAAGGGGGAGAGGCGAAAGTCTCTCCCCCACTTTTTTGCCCCAAAGGGGCATTTAACAGAGTAAAATTTCCTTAAAAAAGGCTATTGACCGCAGGCAGGAGATGGGCAATACTCCTACCTGATGAATACATCAATACATACCAACCCGATAGCCGCTGCCATTGAGCCGCAGAAAACCGAGTGCGTTGATCGCGCTGAAAAAGCGTTCATCAACTACGTCGAGAACACAATCAAGCCGCTGCTCGCTGAGCACGGTTATGACATCAACAAGGCTGCTCCTCGCCCGAATGGTATGCGCGACAGTCGCGCTTCCTACGTCTACAAGCTGAACTTCCGCGCGCAGATCCAGAACATCACCGAAGCGTCCAATAAAAACGAGTTTGGATGCCGTCCCTATGGTGCTCCTGAGTTGGTTCGCATCAGCGAAGCGCGTTATGCCCGTGCGATTGAGCAAGTCCGCAAGGACGCTGGCGCATCGTTTGACGCATACGTTGCCAAGCTGACTGCCAAAGTTGGCGAAGGCGTGGTCAGTGCCAGCGTTGTCGGTCACCTGTGGGACTACAGCATCCTGACCGTTGAAAAGGCAAGCGGCACGGAGCAGTGGAGGACGCAGCAGATCCTGAACGTGTCCTGCTTGGGCAAAGTCTTCAACCAGTGGCCGACCCGCAAAATGAAAGGAGGGGCTAAATGAAGCCCCTCCCCCTCAAGAAGGTGAAGTTCAGCACCAAGGGCCAAGTAACGGTTCCCAAAGCCTTCAGGAAGCGCCTGAAGCTGTCGGAAGGCTCTGAGTGCCTAGTCAGCACCCGCCCGTCCTGTGGCGGCACAGAGATCGTCCTGACGCCTATTGGCAAGCCCCCAAGCCCCAACCATGTCTTTGAAACCATCGTGGAGGGCGGGGAAACCATTGGCTTCATGTGGCGCTATATCGCCCCAAAAAAACCGCTTGACGGCATGGGGGAAACTCCCCATATTGATCACGCTCAATAGAGCATTAACTCAAACCTCAACCATACATACATCAATGAATACACCTACGTTCTACATCCAAACTCAAATCATCGAAAACTACGGAGCGCACGATCAAGACGGGCGCTTCATCAACGGCAACGCTTACTGGAAGTTCAAGAGCGGCAACGAATACATCGTCACGGGCCTGCAACGCATTCAGGACGCAGTGGCCTATATCGCTGCGCGTTGCTCAAACAACATCAGCTTCAAAGAATTCCCGTCCGATTGGCAGGAAGTTGAAGCCTCGTTCCAAACCCCGTTTGAAAAAAGCCAAATGGAGTTCGACGGCAAGATTGCCTACCCGTGCGAGCGCATTGACGTGCAGGCGGAGCTAGATGCCAAGCGCAAGGCGTTGTATGCCTCCAGCGCTGGCCGCGCCGAGATCACCCGCAGGCGCATGGATCGCGGTCACGGCAGTCCTTGGGACAGGGGTCATTCTGATGCCTACTATGGCCGCAGCAAAAACCCGCACTTCTACATGGCTGGCGCTTACGAGGGCGAGCGCATCACCGACCTGACGCTGGCCGAAAAAGCCGAATACGAGATGGGCTACGAGGAATGCGATGACCGCAAAGATTGGGGCGGCACACCTACCGCCGAGGACTACGCTTGCTACTACGAAACGATGCACAGCCGCTGACGTTCCTCCCGCCCTGCCAAGCGCAGGGCGGCATGGAGCGCCAATGGCGAGCCACAAACCAATACATACATGAAAAGACCAAAATCAATTCGGGTTAAAATCAACTTCACGCTCGACGTGAATCCAGAGGCTTGGGTGCTGAACTACGGGACGGCACTTGGCCCTAATACGGGCATTATCTGCAGGGGGCCGAATGGCATCATGGCAGACGTGCGGGGATACTTTGAAAACGTCTGCCGCGAGCAGCTTGAGCACATAGGCTGTGCTGGAATCAAGGGGGATGCCAATGCTCACGATTAATCGCATCAACAAGGCCATTGAACACACTGGCCTCGTCATCCACGGAAATGGAGACGGTTACTTTTACTTCCTTGAAAAAGTCACTGGCTACCAAATGGGGTGCAACGTCAACGTGTGCCGCCTCAACCACCAATCGCTGGAGGATTGGATTCGTGATGCGGAGATCGCCGCATCATCCAACATCATTGAGGGGATGGATTACTCCGAGATTGAACAAAGCCCGATCCTCTCGCTGTTTGAAAATCAATGAACGCAAAGTATGTCATAAATGCTGTGCGTCCTTTGCTCGCAGTGCAAATTCGCGCTGCTCAAAAAAACGGCATGGACGAAATCCGCATCCCAATTGGCCGCGCAATCGGCATCATGCGGGATCTGGAAATTCTGGAAGACAAGATGCGTCGAGAGGCCAGCAAAAAGCAGCCTTCCGAGGCATTTAACAGAGTAAAATGGGCCTGAAAAAAAGTTTGAAAAAACCCTTGTGCGTCAGACCAGCATGGGCAATACTACCCATGTTCCATTAAGGGACACTTAACAACTAACCATACATACACACCATGATCAGTAACCTAGACTACAACACGGCGCTGACTCCCGTTGAGGCGAGTCATGCAGCTAAGACCACAAGCGACAAATACGGATTCGTATCGACTCGCGACATCATCAGCTACCTTGAGCCGCATGGATTCGTTCCGCGCAGCGTCGAGGTTTGCCGCGCCAACAGCGCGGAGACTCGCGGATTCCAAAAGCACGTTGTCCGCCTCCGCCACAACGATATCATGCCTGCCGCTGGAGTTGAGGGTCAGCCTGAGATCGTCATCATCAACAGCCATGACGGAAAATCCTCGCTGCGTATCGCGCTTGGCTTCTTCCGTTTCGTCTGCAGCAACGGCATCATCGCTGGCTCCTCGCTGTTCCAGACGCGCCTGATCCATCGTCAGGCCAACGTCGAGGCAGCGCATGAAGCCGTTCACACCATCGCGCAACGCGCACCCGAAATGCTGGAGAGCATCAAGGCCATGCGTAGCGTCAAACTCCATCCGCTGGTGGAGATGACCTTCGTCATGGAAGCCGCCAAGCTCCGCTGGGATGAGCCTACGGAGGATCAACTCAACGCGCTTGGCGTTGTCCGCCGCGAGGAGGATGTCCGCAACGACCTGTGGAGCGTCTTCAATCGCGTTCAGGAGACGGTTTCTCGCGGTAGCCGCTATCACGGCATCCGCCGCATCTCGTCGCCGTCAGCGGACGTGCAGTTCAACCAGAAGCTCTGGGATCTGAGCCAGCACTTCGTCAACAACTGACCAGCACCCTGTGCGGGGGCGCAAGCCCCCGCATGGGGATCCTCAGATGGACACCTACAACAACACGGCAAGCCTCAGGGAGGGCGTCAGCGAGCGGCGAGACTGCACCGTCATCGCCCTAGCCGCCGTCACGGGTCTGCCCTACAGCCGCTGCCATGCCGCCATGAAGGCAGTGGGCAGGAAAGACCGCAAGGGCGTCCCGTTCCGCAGGGTGGCCCAACAGGTGGCCCGTGAAGTGGGCTACAGCTTCGTCCAAGTCTGCCGCAGCGGCACCCTAGGCAAGTTCGTCCAGAACCACCCTCATGGAGCCTTTTACGTGACCATACGGGGCCATGCCTTGGCCGTTCGCGATGGGGTAATCCATGACTGCGTCCGCCCCCGTCTGGGATCCCATGTCCGCAGGGCTTGGCGGGTAGATCCCCCCACCCCCCAAAAAATAAATCTTGACCGCAAAATGGGGGTGGGCTATATTACCCATGCTCAATCAAAGAGCATCAACATCAACCATACATACATACCTACTATGACATTCGGAGATTCAGCAGCGATTCATCGCAGCATAGTCACCAGCAGCAAGCCTGCTGTCAAAACGGGCGGGAAGAAAACCCGCGCATCGAAAAGCAGTGGCGTCACCAACCGCGCATACTCCAAGAAGCTCGCTCTCAAGCTGGCTGACGAGTGCGGCAAGTGGTGGATCAAGGGCCGCTGCCGCAAAGAATTCCTCGACCAGTTTGAGGAGCGCTGCCGTGAAGTGCTCGCCACTATGGTCAAGGCTTAGACGTGCAAGGGCAAGAGCCTCCGCGCCATCTAGCACCATGACTCTCGTCAGCACCACTACGCAAAAACCAACATAGAACAGCGAGGGGCAGGACGGCTGACGGTTCTGCCCCTCGCACCATTAATACATCAATGACCATGACCAACAGGATGCGCCAAGTCGCAGCAGCGATTGCGCTTGGCCGCACCAACAAGGAAATGGCGGATGACCTCGACATCAGCATGAAGACGATTGAGAAACATCGTCAGCGCCTGATGAAGACATTCGCCCTTCGCAATACCGCTGATATAACGCGCTTCGCAATCGCGAACCGCATTATTCAGTATGACAAAACCAGCCGCTGGATGATGCAGTATCCGTGCGAGTATTACCCCAAGGGCCGCAAGACCCTCAAGGCAGTCGCGCCTAAACTCAGTCCAGCATTTTCCAACACCAACACCGAAACCAAATAAATACATGAGCAAAGAACTAGTCACCCAACAGCCGTCGATCTCTGACATGGAGCGGATGGCATCAGCAATCGTCAAGAGCAGCCTGTTTGGCGTTAAGACCGTCGATCAAGCGCTGGCCCTGATGATCGTAGCAGCGGCGGAAGGCAAGCACCCCGGCAGCGTTGCCGCCGAATATCACATCATCCAAGGCAAGGCATCCCTCCGCGCCGATGCCATGCTGGCTCGCTTCCAGCAGGCAGGCGGCAAGGTCGAGTGGCATGAGCACACCGACGAGAAAGTCAGCGCGACCTTCTCGCACCCGCAGGGCGGATCTCTGCGCGTCGATTGGGATATGAAACGCGCCAAGGCCGCTGGCATAGCTGGCAAAGACAACTGGAACAAATACCCGCGCCAGATGCTCCGCGCCCGTGTTCTCAGCGAGGGAGTCCGCGCTGTGTTCCCCGCCGTCCTGCAGGGCTTGTATACCCCTGAGGAGGTAGGAGACTTCGCCGCTCCTGCCGCTGCAGCCGCCAGCCGCCAAGAGCCAGCGCCAGAGCCGAAAGCCAAGCCCGTCGAGATCAAGGTGACATCCACTCCCGTCGAGGTTGAGGCTGAGGTTGTCGAGGCGGAGATTGTCGAGGACTCGCCGTGGTATGCGTCCGTCGAGAAGCAGATCGATGAGCACGGCGACAAGGCCACGGCATTCCTCGTCTCCAAAGGAATCATCTCCGATGGCATGACGTGGAAAGACGTTCCAGAAGGCTCCTACCGCGAGCGCATTCTGGCTCACCCTGACAAGTTCATCATCGCCATCACCAAATCGTGAGCCTGCGACACTCAGCGCTTCCAAAGCTCGCTGCCTGCGCTTGTTATCAGCCGTCTGGAGGTTCGTCTCCAGCGGCACAGCGCGGGACAAAGATGGATGAGGCATTCCGTGCGGCCATATCAGGCAATATAGCGTTGCTTGATGGCCTCGCGGATGCCGACAAGAAAGCCGTGCAGTGGGCCATCGAAACAACGCTGGCCTACTGCGTCAACGCTGATGTCATAGTTGATGAAGAACAACTCAAGGTTAAGACGAGTGGCATCGATCACGTAGGCACTGAGGACGCTCGCATTCCAAAGATCAAAATGTCTTTGGATCTCAAGACGGGCCAGATCAGGAACTACATGGAGCAAATGGCAGCGTATGCGCTGGGCAACATGGAGGCATACTTCGTGGACAACTGGACGTGCATACTGCTGTTCTGCGATTCGCAGACGCAAATCGTCCATGACTTCACGCACGATGAAGCCAAGGCCATCGTGGGTGCCGTCATATCGGCTTATAATGATCCGAATAAGCGGCCAACACCATGCGACTATTGCGGATGGTGCGCGTTGCGGAATACCTGTCCTGCAATTGTGAAGCCTGCGTCAGATTCTCTCGCCGTTGTCGAGAGCGTCGAGACGAGTCTTGATCAACTACGCGAGCAAGTCGCCAGCAGTCCTGAGCGCTTGGGGCAATTCCTGAAGATGGCGAACATCTTCAAAAAGGAATTGTGGGACTTCGCCAAAGACAAAGCCAAAGACCTGATGTCGCAAGGCATCGATGTCGCTGGCTGGAAGATCAGCACCACCAAAGGCAGCGAATACTTCACTGCTGAGGCGATTGCTGAGGCGGCGGAGACAACGGGCGCGTCAATAAACGACATTATTGACTTGTTTGGCGGCGAGATTGATGGCAAAACATTCCGCCAGTGGGCGGATAAACGTGGATATACACCATCCAGCTTGGACGCCAAGTTCAAGCAGGGCACCGTCCGCATGACCGAAACCAAGATCAAAACCCTGAAATAAATACATGAATAAACACGACAATTCAGAAGGGCGGCGACTTCGCGATGAAGGCGCTGCACGGGTCACTGACAACACTCCGAACGAATGGGTTCTGGCCGCTGATGGAGTCATCGCTTCGATGGCATCCAGCGGGTCAGAATTCACTGCTGAGGACGTGAGAGACTTCACTGGCGACCCTCCGCACCACCACAACGCAATGGGCGCGAGAATCCTCGCCGCCGTCAAACAGGGCATCATCGTGCGCGTTGGCTTCACCAACTCCCGCAGGAAACGCTCCCATGCAGCCGTAATCGCCGTCTACAAGGGCCAGCGCCATGTCCAAGAATAAAGCCCCCGCATTCATGTTCTATCCCTCCGATTGGCTGGGGTCGCAGCGCGTGAGCCTGATGACGCTGGAGGAGGAGGGAGCCTATATCAGGCTGCTTTCCTACTGCTGGCAGCACGGCAGCATTCCACGGGATCCTGATAAATTGGCCCGTTTGATCGGCAAGGGGGCTTCAACCACCCTTGCCCAATCGGTTGCAACCATGTTTCAACCACCCTTGGATTCTGGTTCGATGTTGGGTGATGTTCTGGTGCATGACAAATTAGATGCGTTAAAGCGCGAGCGGGAAATATTCATGGAAAAGAGCCGCCAAGGTGGCCTCGCCAGCGCTAAAGCTCGCAAGAAAGCCAAGCAAACGGCAACCAAAGGCGAACCACCCTTGGCATCTAGCTTGGAACCCAAAGGCAACTCTTCATCTTCATCTTCAATATTAGCAGTAGAGAGAGGACGGGAGTGGCCTACGCTGGAAGACGTTCTGGCTTATGCTGAGCGTATTGGCCTCGCTGAGTGGAAGGCACGGGATTGGTTCGATGAAATGGAAGGCTCTGGCTGGATCGATTGGAACCACCGTCCGATCCATAAATGGCAATCTGTGCTTAATCGGGTGAAGACAAAGTGGGCGGCGGATGGTAGTCCAATGCAGCCTGCCTACGGCAAGGCATCCCCCAAGAAAGACAAACCCTCTAAGGATTCCGAATATGATTGGTGACAAGAGCAAGGAAACTGAAACGCTGGCTTGCAGCGAATGCTTCCAGCCGTTTGAAAGCGAGGTTTATGTGATCGGTGGTCGCAAGCTCCGCTTCAACAATCTGTGCGACGAATGCGCGGAGAAAGAGCAGAAGCGCTACGAGGAGCAGCAGGAGAAAGATGAAGCTGCAAGTCGCCTTATGGCGTTCACTTCGATGTGTCCTCCGCTGTATCAGGACACCGATCCTGCTCGCATCTACGCTCCATATGTGCAAGCCGTCGATAGCTGGCAGTTTGGCCCTCAGGGATTGATCCTTGTCGGCCCTGCAGGCAAAGGAAAGTCACGCGCTGCATGGATGCTGATCAAACGCGAGATGCTCGCAGGCAGGCGCTGCTATGGCGTGACAGCAACTCAGCTTGCGAAATTTGCCGCCGATCAATGGCACTCCCGCGCTGAAGAGCGCAATATAGCCGAATATGTGATGAAGGAATGCAAGTCCTGCAGCATTCTGTTGCTTGATGATCTGGGCAAACAGAAGTTCACAGAACGCGCTGAGTTAGAGCTATTTGACATTCTGGAATACAGAACGTCCCACAAGAAGCCGACGATTGCGACTAGCAACTCGGACGGCAAGTCATTTAGGCAAATGCTTTCGGAGGATCGCGGAGAACCGATTCTTCGTCGCCTCCACCAGTTCTCTACAACAATCCATTATAAATAAATATGAACAACTACGATGGAAGCTACTACGGTTTCCCCCTGAAATCCCAAGATGACAGTGAAGAAGATTGCAGGCGCACGTCATGGTCTGTGCTCGTAGACGGCGAGTGGCATGAGATCGTCTGCTGTGCGCTTGATTGGCGCGAGGCTGACGCTGCCGATGGTCTGCTCAAGATTCTGTCTCGCAGCAAGCACAGGACGGAAGAACTCGTCACGCAGGCGCTAGTCGAGGCCCAAAGCATCGCTGGTGATGAACCCAACAACAACACGATCAGGCTTATCTGCAGACTGCTGCAGGACGCGCTGAATTATAAGAAGCCAAAACAATGCGTTATTGCAAAATAGGATCCATCCCATCGCACCGATACATCATCGTGGACACCAACTTCACGCATGAGAAAACAATCGGATGGCAAGAGGCAATGTGGGTAGGCATCACGGCTATACCGGGCCGCGCTTGGGGCATCAACGTCATCTTCCGTCTCGGCGGCATGATGTATCGCAACATCCCGCCAAACGCGATTGCCTTCCAGCGCGAGCCAGCCTTCGCTTGGAACATCGATGATGCTCAGGCTTGGAATTGCTACAGCTATGACTTTGTCACGCTAGAGGATCCCGTCCTGTCTGGCATGAAGATCAAGGCCAAGACCAAGTCAGGCATCTATACTGGCGAGTATATGTTCAGCACAACGCATATGAACGATGGCTGGAGCGATGCTCCTGAGCAGGACAAGACGTTCATATGGTGCCGATTGGACAACGGGCGCATGATAATACAGCCCAATAATCGCGTTATATTTGAAGATTCGTCCTACATCATTGACGCTCAACCGATCCCAAAACTCATGCTGCAGGAGACGATTTATTCTGTAGACGAGCGCCAAAACTACCGATATGACTTCTGACGTGATCGATGATGCCTACGATGACCGCGAAATACGCTGCCTTATGGGAAGCCAGTGGGTTGTCATGGACTACTTTCACTTCGCACATATAACAAAGTTTGTGTTCCATCAGCAAAACTTGCAAAACAATCTCCCCGTTATGCCCACGTATAACACCAGCATGACGTTTAGCATTGGCCGATGATCCCTGCATTCACCAAAGTAAATCGCTACGTATTCGATCCTGACGCTTATTCATGGTCGCTGCCTAGCGGCACAACTTGCCCCGGCGCTGAGAAGTGTCTTGCCATCGCTGATCGTCGCACGGGCAAAGTATGGAACGGCCCCAAGCAGGAATTCCGCTGCTACTCCGCCGTGACTGAGCGCTATCCCTCAGTGCGTGAGCGCCTCTGGACAAACTTTGAAGCGGTCAAAGGCAAGACTCCGCATCAGGTCTGTTCAATCCTGTCTCGCGCCAAGCCCAAGAAGATGAAGCGCTGCCGCATTCACACTGCAGGAGACTTCTTCTCTCAGACATATTTCGATGGCTGGCTCCTCTTCGTCATGGAGAATCCAGACATACACTTTTGGGCATTTACCAAGTCGCTACCCTTTTGGGTCAATCGGCTAGGGCAGATCCCAAAGAACCTTGTCCTGCAGGCGTCCTGTGGCGGCAAGCATGATCACCTGATCACAATCCATAACCTGAAGTTCGCCAAGGTAGTGTGGAGTGAAGACACGGCAGATAAGCTGGGCCTCGTCATCGATACCGATGACTATTTGGCTGCTTATGGTCGCTCGCCCTTCGCGCTACTGGAGAACTTCTCCAATAAAAAACCCAAGCATGAGCCTATACGAAAACATCAACAAGCGGAAGAAAGCGGGAACATCTCGCCCGAAATCCAAGTCAACGGTGGACGCCAAGACGTTCAAAGCAATGAAGAACAAAACTGGAAAGTTCTCTGAGCGCAAACTCGTCTTCGCACCCAAGAAATCCAAATAATATGCCCAAACAACCCAAACCCAGCAAATTGATCTTCATGGTGAAGACTGCCAAGCGCAGGACTCAGCCTGAGGAATTCAAGGGCGAACTCAAGATGGAACACGAACAGTGCCATGCTTGGTATAAATACATCAGCAGCGAATTGCAGAAGATTGCAGTGCTGCTCAACACTCAGGATTGGCCCCCCGGCCACGTCTCTGGCGTGACCTACGCACCGAAACCCGCCGCCGCAGCACCAACACCCGCTGCAGTGGCTCAAGACAGCAACCCGTTTGAAGAATAAAGCACGATATGAGCAATAATAAATACATCGATCAAGAGGGTAAGTTCCTCTGCACCGTCAAACGCCCACCCAATGGATGGCTTGATGAAACGCCATCAGGGACGCCATACATTCGCATCCCGTGCATCGTTACGGAAGAAGGCGACCAGCATCGCAAAGAAATCGTCTGGCGCGGTTACCTCAGCGAGAAAGCCAAGCCCCGCACCGTTGAAGCCCTCATCAAGGCTTTCGATTGGGACGGCGATTGGGATGACCTCGACTCGTTCGCAGGGATTGAAGTCATCATCGTGACTGAAGCTGAAGAATGGAACGGCGAGCAGCGCATCAAAGCCAAGTGGCTCAATCGGCTGACCGACAAAGCCAAGCAGGAGGTTGCAGACCGCATCCTGTCCCGCATGAAGGAAGAAGACGGTCAGTATCAAACCACCGCAGCGCCTGCTAAAGCACCGTCGAAAGCTGATGCCGCGAAAGCCAAGGCCATGTCATCTAAGGCAGCGTCCAAGGATGAAGAGGAATTGGCTGACGATGACATTCCGTTCTAGGACGTAATTTGGTATGTATGGAGCAGCAGCGCCGAAACAGCAAGTGACTGCGTAAGCGCTGCTGCTTATACCAACTCAATCGAACTATAATGGACGATAAAGAACCCATCCCAACGTCAGAATTCTGCATTCACGGCAAACTCTACGGCGATTGCAACCCGTGCGACCTCGCCGCCGATCTTGCCTTCGATGAATTCTGCAAAGAACCCAAGCCCCTGATCATCGATGAAGAAGCTCAGCCCAGAACAGAACCCGACACTCCTTGATGTCCCGTCCCTGTGGCAGGAAGAATGGCAGGATATGCCTGAATTCGTCATGGAGGATCTCCGCCCATATCGCGTGATAAACGTGCGCTTCCGCAATGAGGAAGACGTGAAAGAATTCGCTCGCCGCATGGGCCAAACCATCACCCCCAAACAACGCGCACTCTGGTTCCCTGCGATGGATCATCGCCGTGCATCTCACTTGCGCTACACTCAGGAATCTCCTGAGGCAGCGCAATGAACCCGCGCTATCCGATCTACATTGTGTCAAAAGGCCGCGCTGACTCGCGCCTGACCAGCAAAGCACTGGAAGCCCTGAACGTCCCATACCACATCATCGTGGAAAAGGATGAGTATGACCTTTATGCCAGCGTAATAGATCCCGCCAAGATCCTGACGCTGCCGCCGCAATACCATGAGCAGTATGAGACGTGCGATGAGCATGGCCGCTCCAAACCGCTCGGCCCGGGGCCAGCACGGAACTTCGCATGGGACTCCGCCGCCCTCCACGGCTACCAACGCCATTGGGTCATGGACGATAACATCGCCTCGTTTAATCGCCTCAACCGTAACCTCATGGTCAAAGTCACCGATGGAGCTATCTTCGCCGCCGCTGAGGACTTCGTAGACCGCTACACCAACATCGCTATCGCTGGCTTCAACTACGATTTCTTCGCCAAGGCCAAGGAACCACTCCCCGCATTCGTCCTAAATACACGCATATACTCCTGCCTCCTCATCCACAACGCCCTGCCATATCGCTGGCGAGGACGCTACAACGAGGACACCGACCTTTCCCTCCGCGCCCTCAAGGACGGCTACGTCACTTGCCAGTTCAACGCCTTCCTGCAAGAAAAGGCCACCACCCAAACCCTCAAAGGCGGCAACACAGACGCATTCTATGCCCATGAAGGCACAGGCCCAAAATCCGAAATGCTCAAGGCCATGCACCCTGATGTCTCCGAAATCACTTGGCGCTTCAATCGACTCCACCACTACGTCGATTACAAAAGATTCAAACGCAACAAACTCAATCGCGTCCCGCACTACGCACAATTTGTTCGCACCGGCGCCGTAAACAATTATGGTATGCACCTGACAACAATCAAATGACCTTCGATGATCTCCGCAAACTCGGATACCACCAACTCCCTGATGGATCGTATTCCCGCCCAACTGCCGCCGCGCCTGCGAATAATCCTCACGGGATACCTCACACCGTCTCTCAATCAACTCTTGGGCAAACACTGGTCACACCTACTCAAAGAAAAGAAAAAGGCCGCTCTCGCGCTATCGTGTGCATTACGAGGAGATCGTGCAATGTCCTCGACTTGGACAATTTTGCAGGAGGTTGCAAACCACTCATCGACCAACTCCGCTATGCCAAACTCATCCCGAACGATGATCCGCAAAGCGTCGAACTTCAATTCGTCCAAGAAAAAGTCAAAACGCGCTTGGAAGAAGAAACCATCATCGACATCCGCACCTAAATAATAGTCGAATCACTTTCAAACACCTGTTTGATTATACCATCTGCCTAAACCCTGTCAATATTGAAGTCACAACACCATGAAGAACAAACAATTGGCAAAGCCTATCGGAAGACCATCTCTCTACTCCGAATTCATCGCCAACGCCATCTGTGAGCGCATATCTCTCGGTGAATCCCTACGCTCCATCTGCCGTGATGAAGACTTCCCTGACAAGGTCACCGTCCTCCGTTGGCTTAAAAAGCACCCAGAGTTTCGCACCCAATACGCACAGGCGCGAGACGAGCAGGCCGACACATACTTCGATATGATCTTCGATGAAGCCTTCTCCGCCCATGACGCACAGATCGGAAGGCTCAGGGTTGATGCCCTCAAATGGATTTCCAGCAAGCTCGCACCGAAACGCTACGGTGATCGGATTGAGCATGAGCATACAGGCGAGCAGAAGCTGACGCTAACCTTCAATACGCCATCCCGCGACGAGCATCCTGAGTTAGTGGATGCGGAAGTCATCGATGGCGAATATGCGCTTATAAAGGAGGATAATGACAAAGCTGAAGCTAGTCAGGAATGACGGCAGGCTTGAGATCCACACTGACTTTGGCATCGTCGGCAACAGGCTGACCCGTGGAGAGCCGCTACCCCGCTACGAATCCAGCTATCCCGACACCCCAGACGGCTTTGCTCAGGCCAGCGCCGACATGGCTGAAATTGAGAAATACATCAGGAAACACAATGAGCGCAAAACCAAGCACTTACGCAGGAAATAGCTCCATAACTAAATACAAGATAAGTAATGTATAGTGGAATGGAATCATCTATCAATAAAGCCCCATATGAATAAAGCCATGAATACCAAGAAGAAACGAACCATCACTGAGAAAAGTAAACGTAACCCTTGTGGGGAGGGAAGCGCCCTTGGTGCTGGTTCACCCCCAGAGATAGCCAAGCTCCAGAACGCCCTAGAGCGCTGTGCCGACAGGGAACTGGCCCTGACACTGGAAGTCTATGACCTGAAGCTCAGGCTCAAGGATGCGATGACTTGCTGCAGGACGTTCTTCCACGTAGCAGGCAAATGCGCTGAGGACGGCTGGCTGCAGTTTGAGAAGGCAGCGATCCTCTACCAGCGCCTTCTGGAGAAGGAAGAGCGGCCATGAGCGATACGCTTAGAAACTACGAGAGTGACACGCCCGAAACCTGTGAAGCCGTCGAACGCTGGCAGCAGGGGAAGATTAATATTTTCGATGAGATGGCGCGGATGGAACGCGAACGCGACCAATGGCGCGAGTGCGCGGAGAGGTTAATCGACTACGCGCACGAATCTCTCGCCGAGCTTGGCACTTGGGGAAATGGCTACGAACGCTATGAGAGGCAAATGGAGCAAATCCGAGCAGACATTGCCGAGTTTGATCGGCTGAAGGGAGAGAGCAAATGAGCATGACGCCTGAGACAGACGTGATGCGGAAGAACCTCGTAGGCTCGCCCGTTGGACGCCAGATCATCCGCATGACTGAACACGCTGAGCGCATGGAGCAGCAACGCAATGATGTCTTCAACGATCTTAGGGAAGCCAAGCGCCTGCTGGAATGGCATACGCGCAAGACTCAGGCCGCAGTTGATGCTTTCATCGCTGTGAAGAAGGAGCTAGACGAACTAAAAGCACAGAGCCACTACGATGACGTGATGGCAATGCAACCACTCAAATGAAGCTATTATTGCCGCTTATGATCATGCTGACATCCTGCGTCAGCACACCGAAGAACCCTGAGGCTTGGATGGAGAAGGAGATCAACGCCTGCCTGCCGACAGCAATCGCCTTCCGCGAAGGGCTGAGGAAATACAACGTCTGGAGCGAAGTGCTGATCACAACGTGGAACGATCCGAAGCCGCGAGGCCATGCGTTCTGCGTCTATCTGTATCCGTCAGGGCAGAACCAGCTTTGGAGCTATGACAATTGGGGCAGCTACAGGACGCGAGCCTACACGAACAATCCGACACAGGTTGCGGAGCAGTCGCTGAGAGCAAGGGCCATCTACCATCCGCCAACGTCAGCATATTACGTCAAATGAGCAAGCAGCATCCCAAGCCGACAGTGGCACAGATGGCGAAGAACTTCTTCAAGTCTGCCGCTGTGTTCGTCGCTGCAGGGATGCCTCGCGCCTCAGTGGCGGACATAGAGAAGCGCTTGGACTTCTGCCGCTACTGTGAGCACTACGATCAGACAGGCTATGGCGGCATGGGCAGATGTCTCGTCTGTGGCTGCAACATGGAGATCAAGAGCGCGATGGCTACGGAATACTGTCCGCTTGGCAAGTGGTGGAAGGTGAGCGCGAACAAAGAGGAGAAGCATGAGAAGTAAGCTGATCAGGATGCGAGGCCCGACAATAACGCCCATTATGTTCCTGCTGGGAATAGTGGCCTGTTGTGCGTTGATGGCGCTGACAGCTAGGGTTGCGGACAAGTGGCACCAATCGAAACAAACGAAACAGAGCAATATAGACCTGAGCCTATGTCCTATGTGTGGTCAGCCTGTGCGGCAATGATAGCGCTGGCACTGATAGGATGCACAGGAACGCGACCTGAGGCAGCGTATGATGACAAGGCAAGGATGCTGTGGCTTGGGATTCGGGTGGAAATGTAAACCAAACGAGCGTTCAGTATACACAACGGAAGTTATGTTAAACGGAGTAGCGGAAAACTTTAACAGGTGAAACTCTTAATAAAGGATCATATGACGTGCAGGACTAAGAAGCAGCTTCTGAAGAAGCTAGGAGAACTGATGGACGTGGATGAGCCGATCATCTTGGCTGACGGCTTTGAAGAGGCTTTCGTCGGAGTGGCGAGGCAATTCAACAAGCCGATTGCGATCTACCATCGCGACAAGTGCATAAAGATACTTATGCGTCAGGGGATGAGCGAGGATGAGGCTGAGGAGTTCTTCAGCTTCAACATCGAAGGATGTTACTCAGGAGAACAAACGCCTGCTTATTTGGATTGGATACTGGAGCCAGTGTTGCTGCATGGAAAGAACTAAGATCAGGAAGAGCCTTAACATGGCGCTGGCGCTGGCGAACGAGATTCGTGCAGAGGCTGAGCGCGATGAATATAAGGGCATATTGTATGCGGCAGCGCATATTCTGAAGAAGGCGGCGGTTGGCGGAACGATGCCGAAGGCGATTGATGAGGACATGGCGAAGTCGATAGTGCTGCAGTATGTGCAGGACTTATTGGACAAAGATCAGTTTGAGGCGGCGGCGACGATCCTGTGGGGGAACACGGTTTACGATTGGCGTCCGATGTCGGCACGGGATACGTGGAGATGCCTGTTTGAGCATGACAAACTGCTGATTCAGGGGGCGGGAGCGATGGGCAAGACGTTCAATGCGGCGGCATGGTTCCTATTGGATTGGATGCGTGATCCTTATTATACGTGTATTAAAGTGGTTTCGCTGACGGAGGCTCACGCACAGCGGAACGTATTTGCGGCGATTAAGACATTTTATAGGACGGCGCTGGTGAAGCCAGAGTATGAGGGCGGCGAGGAACTGGTGAAGTCGATTCAGGCGAACGACGATGACAAGAATGGGATCCACTTGGTTGCAGTGCCGAAGGGCGATAGCGGAACGGGAACGCTGAGAGGATTCCATCCAGCGCCAAGGGCAGGGAAGCCGCATCCGAAATGGGGGCTTATGAGCCGAACCCATGTAGTGCTGGACGAGGCGGAGGAAGTTCCCGCTGGCGTATGGGAAGGATTGCAGAACATCTTGTCGGCGGCGGACACTGACGGCGCAAAAGGACGCATTAAGATTTTCGGAGCGTCGAACCCGAAGGACAGGACGAGTGAATTCGGGAAACGGTGCGAGCCTGAGCGCGGGTGGATGAGCGTGGATTGTGAGGAGGACTTTGAGTGGAAAAGCAGGGACGGGTGGCACGTATTGAGGCTGGATGCGGCACGGTGCGAGAACGTGACGCAGAGGCGGACTGTGTTCCCCGGCTTCCAGACCTACGAGGGCTACATGGCCTACGAGGCGCGAGGCAAGACGGCGGAATACTACACGATGGCGCGAGGCTTCTTCCCGCAGGAGGGCATCAGCATGGCGATCATAACGCCTGCTATGATGGACAATTCCATTGGGAACGTGCGGTTCATTGGGCCAGTGGTGCCGCTGGCGGCATTTGACTTGGCCTTGGAGGGAAACGATCAGGTGCTGTGCTCGCACGGGCGATTCGGGCTGTGCGATGGGTGGACGCCTAGGGATGGGAAGTTCATTGAGTTCAAGAAGCCGAAGATTGTCCTCCAGTTGGATGGGCAGATCAGCTTCCCGAAGAAGGCGACACTTGAGCAGACAACGGCGATCATCAAGTTCTGCAAGCAGATGCGGATCGGGCCGAACTGGCTTTGCGTGGATCGGACGGGCAACGGCGCTGGTATCCACGATTCTTTATGTAGCCTTTTTGGATCGGAAGTCATGGGGGTGAATTATAGCTGGGCGGCGACAGAAACCCGTATACTTGGCGACGATAGCCAGAAGGCGAACGAGTTATACAGCGGAGTGGTGACCGAACTGATTTTCGGGCTGGCGAAGTATCTGGAGTTTGAGTTCCTGAAGATTGCGCCGAGTTTCAGGAACGAGGACGTAGTCAAGCAGGCCATATCGCGTCGATATAAGCAGCAAGGGAAGGGATTGGTGCGGGTAGAGAGCAAGGCGGACTTTGTAAAGCGGACAAGGCAGAATAGCCCTGACGCATTGGACTCCCTGTCTTTATTGGTCTATTTGATGCGCCAAAGGGGCGGGGCGGTTCCGACAATGACCGATCCGAAGCCAGAGCCGATGGAGAAGCCGATAGAAACTATTGTTGACAATTTGGAGTTTGTAGACTTTAGCGAGTGAGATACAAACGGTTATGCGCGAATCCAGCAAAGCAATGCTCCGAAGGTTTGAAGATCCGAAGGAATCCGAATTTTGGAAGACGGTATTCAGTGGGAGCGGGATTGACGTGGGCGCTGGCGACGATTTGATTGCCGTAGAAGGGGCGCGAGGGTTCGACGTTCAGGATGGAGACGCGAACAGGCTGGCCGATTATTTTGAGGAAACATTCGATTATGTCCATGCCAGCCAGTGCTTGGAGCATATGCACGATCCCAAGGCCGCGATGGAACAATGGCTCAAGGTCTTAAAGCCTAACGGGTATTTGGTGGTGACCGTCCCAAGCTGGGAACTGTATGAGGGCATGATTTGGCCGAGTCGCTACAACCCTGATCATAAGATCACGTTTAGTATGTGGCAGAAAGACAGTCCCGCCCCGCATCATGTAAAGGTGCCTGAGTGGCTTGAGCAAAACTTCCCGCAGCATACGGTTTGTCTTTGCAGGCTGGTCGATACAAACTACAATTATAAGATTGGCACCAAGATGGATCAGACCTATAGATTTGAAGATCGTGTGGAAGCGTTTATTGAGTTTGTTATTCAAAAGCAAAAGCGCGGAGGAATTGTCTCCAGCTTCCTCAACGGATAACCCCCAAGAAGCCCAGAACCCCCCGTCGAATATTATGGCAAAACCAATCTGGGGATTTACGCCGCCCGGTGGATGGCATTACTACGAAGGCGATGTCAAACTTGATGCCATTACATTGGATCAGCTTTACGAGACGGTGACGAATTACAGGGCGGAAAATCACTTGCCGCTTGGAGATGTCGAGGGAGATGTAAATTCATTCCTTTGCAGCAACTACCCGAATCACTGTCATGGAGTTGACATGGTCGCTATTACCAGCGTTATGGCTCCATCAAAAGCGAGCGAATTGCTGCAGGACATAACGACATGGGCGAGGACTTTGGCAGGATCCAGAACGCAGCATCTGCTGGTTTCCAATGATTTGGCAGAACAAAGGGCGAAAATATGCAAGACGTGTCCAAACAACGTGGCATGGAAGTCAGGATGTAAATCATGCATTATTGCCGCAGATCGACTTTCAACGAGTCTAAGACAGGCTCGCGATACGCAAACAACCAAAGCTCTTGGAGGGTGCAGGCAGTTGAGGCATGACAATAGAACTGCCGTTTTCTTTGACAGGAGCCACTTCACAAGGCCAGCGGACTTGCATCCCCATTGCTGGTTAAACGACTACTAAAATCTACTAAAATGGCAACGAGATCATCCAAACCGCTTCCTCCCGAAATTACAGACACGTATGCGAACGAGGCAGCGCGAATAGCAGACGCAACCGACAAGCCGAAGATTCTTGGACTTCAAATCAGCGATGCAGGCCCGAATGCTTCCAGCGACATTGTAAATCCGAAGAACCTGAAGGTTCGCAGGGTTTTCCGTGATACGCAGCAAGCCTACAGCGCATACAAACGTCTGAAGCAGCAAAATGCCGAGCGAAACCGCAAGAATCAGTTGATCCAGAAGAAGCTGAACAATGAGCCGCCGTATCAGCAGAAAAAACTGGAGAGCATGGGGCAAAGCTGGCGGAGCAACAGGCCGACAGGATTTCTTTCAACGATGGTTGGCCGAATCCAGCCGCCGTTCCGTCAGGTTATCGAACAAACTCCTACGCTGACATATACGAAATATCCGAAAGAAGGCGTTGATTCGGAACAGAAAACCAAGATTTTCCGCGAGGAAATCACGAAAGCTATCAGGGCATGGAAGGGCCATGATGATTTGGTCGCGCAGATTGTGCATGAAAATACCACTTTCGGCTTCACGGCGATGTGTTGGGACGATTTGCGCGATTGGAAGCCAGAGTTTTTGCGGCAAGACTTCACGTTTTTCAGCGTGGAAACCCCTCAGGAGGCAGATGCAACGCCGATTTGGGCCAGAAAACGTCGATACCAAGTTTCCGAACTGTTGCCATTGCTGGAAGATCCAGAACTTTCCGCGCTGGCAGGCTGGCATATCGACAACCTTGTCGAGGCCATCAACAACGCAGTGCCGATTGGTCGCTCGCTGGATACGGATGATGATGCCAGACGCTATGAGGATTGGATTCGTGAAGGGTCTTATGGCGCATCATATGAGAGCGATGCCAAGTATGTAGAGTTGGGAGAGATCCTCGTCAAAGAACCCACTGGAAAAATCTCCAGATTCTTGATGAGCGACAAGTCAGGCTCTGAAATTTGCACACAGCTAGACCGCTATGACCGAATGAGCGACTGTATCGCACTGTTCGCCATCGAAATTGGCTCAGGATCGCTGATGTCATCGCGTGGAGCGGGTAGGGATCTCTACAACACGCACATTGCTGTCGATAAGGCCCGTAACTTGGTGGTGGATAACACGTATCTGCGCGGTCTTTTGCTCCTCAAGAAGGGGCCGAATGCCAAGGCAGGCGTTCCTCCGCTTACCGTCATGCATCCTATAGCCTATGTGGCAGAAGGATATGATGTAGTGGCGCAAAATCTGCCGTCTGATGTCGAAGATTTCATCAGGCTAGACCAATTTATCTCAGGATTGGCCGAAATTCAGATCGGAGCGTTCCTGCCGGGCGAAGCATTGGGCCGCGATACCCGCGCAAAGACGGCAAGCGAGGTCAATCGTATCGCCGCAATCGAAGGACAGATCCGCGAAGGCATCTTGATGCGCTGGGTGAAGCAATATTCCAAGGCTGTGCAGCGTATGCAGCGCGGAATTTGTCATCCTGAGCACGTCAAAGCGGCAGCGGAGCTAAAAACCGCACTGGATTTGGCCCGATTGCAGTCTCCGAATGCCGTTTGGGCGAAAAAAGACGTTGTCTCAGCGTTTGAGAAGTCAACGATGGATCTCCCGTCATTTTTGGTGCCTTTTGAAGTGCCAGAACACTTGGATGAGGACGCAATTTCCTGCTGTTTGAACATGATGGATCGCAATTTGCCGCCAAGCGACATTTTGCTCATGGCGCATTCAGCGGCAGAAGAACTTTTGCCTGATACTTTGGCCCAAGAAGAGGCTGTTTTGGATCTTTTGATCCAGCGCTACACGGGAAATCCTTCAATCAATCAGGACGAACTGATCAAACTGGATTGGAGCCGAAAAGTTGGTGAATCTATCGCCAATTCGGTAATTCTTCCGAAGGATCAGGTGGAAGCACTGGCGATTGAGGCAACCAGACAGCAAGTTATTGAGCTACAAAGCATAGTTGCTGGTCAGGAAGTGCCAGTTTCGCCTCGCGACAACGATGTTGTCCATTTGACAACGATGGCGGAAAAACTTTTCCCGATTATCGCGCAAGCGCCCCCCGGCAGCTTGCCGCCTGAGATGATCCAGCCGTTTATGAGCGCGTTGAACCACTTCAACACGCACTTGCAGCAGGCAGAAATGAAGCAGGCGAATCCGCAGCTAATCGCTCAGATGAAGCAAGCAGTCAAACAGGCGTTTGATCACCTTACAAAGGGCCAGAATGTGCCGATCCCTCCTGAACTGCAACCAGCGGCGGCAGTTGCAACAGGCGGAGCGCCTTCAGGCAGACGAGTTTCAGCGGCACAGGTCAAAGAAGTGAACAAACTCGCTTCCGAAGAAATGCCGTCACAAATGGGGGTTGTAAATACAGTAGCAACCCCTCCTAAACCTCCAACAGCAGCGTAAAAACATGAAAAATGAAATGAAAGCATCCAAAGGAGCACCTCCGTCCAAGCGCACTGGCAAGGGCGGCTATATGCTAATGGAAAAAAAGAAAATGATGGCTATGCCAAAGATGCGGAAGATGGAACCCATCAAAAAAATCGACTACGAAGCCGATTTTGAAAAAGCGTGGGACGAATCTATGCCGAACATCAAAAAATCGCGCAAACAAATGCGCGAGGGCAAGCCGAACTTCCGAGATGTCCGCCAAGAGAAGGCTGACCGCGCCGTTTTGACTAAGGGAATGAAAAAATGAGAGCCGTCATCAGCCTGTATTCTGAAAATATGCAGGCTGTTGCCGATCTAACCATACCCAGCCATGTTCGATTCGCGGAACAACACGGATGGCATCAAGATGCCGTTGTTGTAGATCAGGAGAATAGTCTGTGGGAAAAATTAAACTTCATCAGCCAATATCTAGAAAAGGATTATACGTCAGTCCTTTGGCTGGATGCCGATGTGCTGATAACCAATCCGAAGCCAATAACTTGGATTCTGGACGAGAATCCAGCGGCGGATGTTTTTCTCACGGCGGACGTAAACGGGCTAAATGCAGGAGTAATTCTGATCAGAAACACTCCTTGGTCAAAAGCGTATTTCTATGCCTGCAGGACTCATGGGAAAACTCTATTTGGAGACAGGCCCAATGGAGAACAGCAGGCTCTCCAACATTTTTCTTCCGCATACCCGTATGCGGGGATCGTTCACTATGTTCCGCAGCGCGAACTTAATTCATATCATGCTGGCGCATATGACTACCCAAACTGCAGGCTGGCTTCTTGGCAACAAGGAGACTTTGCCCTACACTTGCCAAGCCTTCCGAACGAAGACCGCATACTAATACTAAAACAATACATAAAATGAATTGGGAAGAATCCGACATAGCATTGTTCCGAGACTATCATAAACGATCTGGAGGCAAATTGCTTCAGGTCTTGCTGTCTCGCATCCCTCTTTGCAATGGAAAAACCATTGAAACCGTGGCGCTAGAAGCAAAATACAAGGAAGGCTATGAAAAAGCAGTCAAAGACGTTCAAGAAATGTTGGCAGACCCTGTGCAAAACTTTGATCCGTCGAGCGGCAAGTTTGCAGAAATGTAGCAAGAAATTTATGGCTACCATCAAAAAGCGTTTCACCAAAATCGTGACCAATAAGGCAACGGGGAGAACCCGCACGGTAAAGTATGGTCAGGCTGGAAAGGCCAAAGATGGCAAAGACCGCATTCGACCCGGCACAAAGAAGGGTGATGCCTATTGTGCTCGCTCGCTCAAAATAAAGGGCGATTGGAAAGACGATCCCAATTCGCCAAACAATCTTTCTAGGAAAAAATGGAAATGCCGTGGCGCAAAATCCATGCGAAATAAATAAAATCTATGACAACTGACATCGATACAGAACCGACACAGGAACAAGACAATACTGTTCCAGAACCAACAGCAGCAGCTTCTTTTGGAAATCCGTCACTGGATGCCGACAGGATCAGCGATGATACCGATGCAGCGATTGATTCGCTGCTGGATGAAGCTGTTAAAGAGACAGAAGGCTCCATTGAGCCTGAACAAGCGCCAGAAGCTCCTGAGCCAGTATCGACGGCAGATGTAAAGGCAGCGCTTGAACAGCCATTAGCACAACAGCCTACAGCGCCACAAGCCGCAGAAGTAACCGAAATTGATCCAGAAATTGCTTCTATTGAGCAACCGAGAAACCTCTCAGAGGCCAATCGCAATAACTGGAAAAAACTTCAGGAAACTGCGTCTATTTACAAGCGTCAGGCGCAAGAAGCCGAGGCATTGCGCCAAAGGCTTCAACAGGTCGAATCGGGCCAGCAACAAATCCCGCAAGACTACGAAGATCTCAAAAAGTTCAGGCAGATTTTTGATCTCAAGAACGACTCAGAATTCCAAGCCAGATACGACAAGCCAATCAACAGCGCAAAAGATACGATTTATGGTCTTTTGCGTAAGCACGGCGCTTCAGATGAAGTAATCGCGTCAATTGAGAAGGCTGGTGGCCCAGACAAGATTGATCAGAACTGGTGGAAAGCTAACGCAATCGACAAATTGCCGATGCTTGATGCGGAAGTGTTGAAGGACGGGTTGAAAGAAATTCACAAACTCAAAACCGCACAACAAACCGAACTGGAACAGGCCGCTAACAACATTGAGCAATTCATGGTTAAGCGCGGAGAAGCCAATCTGCACTGGTATGAAAACGAGCGTTCCCAGATTTATAAGCACATTGACAATGTGACCAAAGAGATCCCGTGGGCGCGGTTTTATGAGCCGAATCCAACGGCGACTCCAGAAGAGCGAGCGGCCATTGAAAAGCACAATGCGAAGGTGGCTGACTTGGCGGACAAATTTGAATCCGCCCTTTGGCCCACAACGTCTCAGGAACGCGCTGAAGTTGCAGCAGCCGCCGTATTTTCTCACGTTCTGGTTGAGCAACTTCAAATTGAACAACAGGCCCGTCAACGGCTTGAGGCTCAACTCAAAAAGCTCAACGACGAGAACAGCAAGATCAAAGGGGCTTCACGTATGCCCCGCAGCACCGTTACTGGATCTAATGCGAGCAAGGGTAGCAGCTTGAGCGACAGAATCAAAATGTCGGCAAGTGATGCCATTGATATGGGGCTTGATGAGGCTGGTGCGTGATGGGCATCACCATAAATACATTGAAAGAAACGAAAGCGTTTCTTCAGGATAAACTAAATAAAATCATGTCTAATATTCGCGTAAGTCCCGACGAAAAAATCACACTCAATGCCTTGGATTCTGTAGATCCGTTTGCAAGACCGGGGCAACCCTCCGTTGAGCTAAAACAACCGTATGTCCCTCCAACCAATCGCGATTTGACGCGATTTGATGAGAAGGCTCAGATTCCAACGGAAAAAGAGGCCAAGCCAATCGAAGAACCGCCGAAGGCTGAAAAGCCCGTCCGACAGGTTCAGATCAAAACATCGTCCAAGCCAGCAAAGCCTGAAAAACCAAAGAAAGAAAAGGCTTTGTCTAAAGTTGAGCCAGCGCCAGAACCTGTTTCTGATCCTGACTTCAAAAATCCCATCATAGAATCCAGATCCCCTGAGGGAGCGCCGTCTTATCGGTGCGAATTCACGGGCCGCGATATCATGCTGGGATGCTGCTTCCACAAGGGGCCGCATAACGGGCTTACCATGCAGGCTTGCATGGCTATGGCCTTGGATTTCGGTAAAGACAAGCTGCGCTTTGAGATGTGTCTTGGAGACGCAAAAATTGGTCACTCAAGGAACCGTATGGCAGCTAAGTTTTTAGAGACGGATGCCAAATACCTTCTAATGATCGATGACGATATCGTCCCGTGCATTGGCAGACCGAATTGGATGCGTTATTGGGTGCCGCCGTCCCGAAACAAAACCGAAGTGGCCCTTCAGCGCCATGTTCTCCACAGGCTTATCGGAAGCGGCAAAACACTTGTCGGTGGCGCTTATTTTGGGCGGCAAGAGAACGGGCTTCTTATGTGTTCAAACCGAGAACTGGCCTCTCGCGTCCAAAACAGCGAAGACGCTGTTGTCGCTGTTGATTGGGTAGCCACAGGATGCCTGCTTATTCACAGAAACGTGTTTTCTGCCATCCGCGAGAAATTCGGAGATTCGTTAAAGGTCAATACTCCAGACTATGATTACGATTATTTCAGGGAGTTTGATGCCGAACGGGGAGAAGACGTTTCTTTCTGCCTCAGAGCAAAAGACGCAGGACATCAGGCTCACATAGATCTTGGACTGCCTGTTTATCACGTTGGCTATAAAATCTACGGATGAAAAAAAAGATTTACGCATACTACGAGTCATTGCAGGCATTCCCGCAAGAAGAGCAATTCGCTTGCGCCAATGCTTGGAAGGCATCTTGGGAAAAACATGGCTGGGAAGCTGTCATGCTTAACGGATCTCATGCCAAAAACAGCAACTTCTACTTCAAGCTGACGAAAAAACTTGTCGAACTTGCTCGCATTCTTGGAGCCAACACAGGAGACGAGTATTCCAAGGTTGCGGCACGATATAGAAGGTGGTGCGCTTTACACGCTGCAGGGGGCGGGTGGATGTGTGACTACGATGTTGTTAATTTGAACCTTCCAGCAAGTCTTGCGGAAGAAAAAGAAAAGGGTGCCACACTTCTTTGTATCGAAGGAGAGCCTGCATACTTGTTTTTCGCAACGCAGCAGCACTGTGCAGCAGCATTGGCAAAGTTCATTGCAGAGCCTCTAGACGAAAACGGAGTAGCAAGAAACGAGTCAGACGTTCTGAACGTGTCGGCAGGACTTGATGAAATAATTCCGCTTGTGTTTCACGCAAAAAAAACACGGGAAAGCTCAAAGTCTGCATCAATGCTTGAATGCCTGAAATAAAATGACCTTCATCAATGAGCAGATTCCTTCATTCGGGGCACATAGGAGACGTTATTGCCTTCTTGCCAAGCATGAGAGCGCTTGGCGGAGGGGATCTTGTCATTACTGACCACAACCATCAGCCGCATTTGCTGATGGAAGGCTTCAAATATGACTCATTGAAGCCTCTGCTGGAAATCCAGCCGTATATCCACTCAGTCACATACGAAAAACATCCTGAAAACATCGATTACGATGTAACGGGGTTCCGAAAATATTGGGGTCAATATCCAATCATTGGGATGCAGGCAAAAACGCTTGGAATTGACGATCCGAGCACGTTCAGGTGGCTTGATGTGCCTCCAGACAACCGCACAAACGGAAGAATTATGTGCTGTAGGTCGCACAGGTATCGAAACGACTCATTTCCTTGGGCGCAAATCGTTGAGAAATACCGAAGAGAAATCATATTTGTGGGTCTTTACGATGAAAGGGGCGACTTTATCTCGCGCTTTGGGAACGTGAACTGTTTGGCCGTAAACAATCTTCTAGAATTGGCGCAACTGATCGAAGGAAGCTCCATATTTATCGGAAATCAATCTGCACCGTTTTGGATAGCCGCTGGCTTAAATCATCCCGTTATCCAAGAGACGCACCCTCCGCTTCCTGATTCAATTGTCCGATATGAAGACGCCCACTATTCTATAGATGGGGATTTTGCCCCCATAGATTCGGCCATAAAAAAGGCGCTTGACAAAAACGAGGCAAACTTGTAGGTGTTGCGACAGATCGGGATACTGCTTCCGTATAGCAGCGACCAGCAACGGTCACCAGCGTTGCGAGACAGGCCGAAAACAATGCACCAACGTGCCGGGTGCGACTGAAAAAGCAACTTTCCCGCACCCGTGGGAATTCCGCTTCTAATGTCGCCCCGAAGAGTTTTGGGACGGCTTTAGGGGCAAAACCTTAAAACCAAAAAATCCTAAAACTATGGCTAATGAATGTATTCCCTTGGCGACGATCCAAAATTTCGCCTCCAAGGATGTCAATCGCATCATTGGGCAGATTGGTCGCGTTCTTGCGCGCAAATCACCCTATATTAACTCCATCGATGGTGGAACGCTTCCCAACGTCTCTGACGTTGTCCGCTCCGTTGTCGAAGAAATGGCGGTTCCTGCAGCCTCCTTGGCTTCACCCGAATTCGTTAACGACACTACGCTTTGCGGCGTTGGCGCAACCCCCGATCAGGTCGGCAGCACGGAATACCAATTCCAGCTTCAGACCCTCCGTGGCGCTGGCCCTCGCGTTTGCGTGAAACAAGCTCGCACTGCGTTTAAAGGCAGCTATTTGCAGGCGCAAGTCTCCCTTGAGAAGACCATCCTGCAGATCATTAATGCCGATATTCGCTATCAGTATCTGAAACAGTGCGGCATTAAATTCACCGTTAACAGCACTCAGACCTTCTCGCAGAACCTTACTGGCGATATGCAGCAGATTAATACCCTGTTTGCGCCCGTTCTGCCTGATGGCCCCATGAACTTCAAGTCGCTCTACAAGATCGGCACGTTCATGCGTGAGGAAATGCTCGCTGAGCCTTTCGCTACCCGCGATGGCGAGTTCTTCCAAGTTATGGCGTCCGCTGACCAGATCGAAAACTTCCGTAACGATGCGGATGTCAAAGAAGATCTGAACTACCTGTCGGCTGGCTCCTTCCGCTTGGGTGAAGAGAGCATCTCTGGCTATCAATTCATGGGCTACCGTGGGTTCGCTTTTGGTATCGACCAACAGCCCCTCCGCGCCACTGGATTCGATGGTTCTGGCAATCTGGTGCTTGTGAACCCGATCATCAGCACGGCTGTGACCAATGGCTTTGCCCAGCGCCGTAACCCGGCATGGGTCAGCGCCCCGTATGAGGTCATGTTCGTGATCGCTGGTGAGGCGTTCAAGCGTCTGGTGCCTGAGAGCTACACTGGTGAAGGAACCTTCAAGTTTGCCCCGCAGCTTGCGATGGGTGAACTGGAGTGGACTTACTTCCGCGACAACGACTGCAACCTGTATGGCGACTTTGGTCAGCACATCTACCAAATCAGCCGTGCGATTCAGCCGATTCGTCCGCAGAACGTCTGTGCTATCGTGTATAAGCGCTGCCCGTTTGACGGTCTGCCGCTTCCCTGCTCGACCAGCACCACTGGCCTCTAATCTGGAAGTCACTTGATCACGGCGGGGGGCGAGCAATCGTTCCCCCGCCCTATCAGGTGAAATCCAAGAAAAACAAGGGCCATGCCGTATTCTCCAATACCCCCTAATTTAAGCACGTCACAATACCAGCAGTTGGTGTTGGAGTTGTTGAACAACATTGGTGGGCCGGGCGCGTTAGACATTCAGCCTCCAATCTTGAGCACGTCTGACTTTCGTCATTTAGTGCTTTATGCCCTAAATTACATCGCCACAAATGGCACAGCGCCGTCTGGAACAGCGGGAGGAGATCTTTCAGGGTTGTATCCGTCTCCGACGATCAAATCGTCTGTTAATCTGACGGGCACACCAACAGCCGCCACTGCTCCACTAGGAACAAACACGCTCCAGCTTGCTACAACAGCGTTTGTTCAGGCCGCTGTAGCAGGAGGAACAGGCAATGCAGACAATCTGATCGCTACAGTAGTCAACGCAGATTCAGTAACTCTGACTCGCGGAACTGTTGTTTATGCATTCGGTTCCACGGGGAACAAACTTTCGGTCAAACGGGCTGACAATACTACTGATGCCACTTCAGCAACCACTCTAGGATTTATTAATGACACTAGCTTGGCCGCTGGAGCGCAGGGAACTATTACCCTGTATGGTTCGATGGATCAGCTTAATTTAGGTTCTCCATTCAATGATGGAGATCCGATCTATTTGGGAACCAACGGCGCATATCAAAAAACCAAGCCCGTTGCCCCTGCTCATAGCGTATTTCTTGGAGTTGTAGAGCGATCCAACGCAGGAAACGGCATTGCCTACGTCAAAGTTCAAAATGGGTATGAACTAGATGAGCTACATGACGTTTTGATTACTGGCGCTGTTTTGGGTCAGATTTTGCGATATGATGGATCTCTTTGGAGAAACGTCACACCTACGGCAAGTAACGTAAATGCTCCAGCAACTATTGGAGGACATCATGCCACTGGATTGAATCCAGCGCTTGGAGGGCAAACATACTATTTCGGCTATCCGCACGATGCTGTTGCCGCCGTTTCAGCTACTGAGCGCGGATTTCGATTCCCCTACGCAGGGACAATTGTTGCAGCAAATGCGACTATTTCGGTGGGTGGAACTGTTGGAGCAGGCCATGCAACAACTGCTACAATCGGAATTTATAACAAAACCACTGCAACATTTACTAGCTTCGGATTTACTGGTCTGAATTATGCCTCTGCACAGTCTTCTTATCAAAATTCTGGGTTGAGCATTGCCGTGAACACTACTAACGAATATGCGTTTTATGTGATTGTGCCAAGCCACACAACGGCACCTACTGCTGTTAGGCATTACGCAAATATATTTTGGACAAGAACATGAGCGACACATACAAAATAGAAAGCTATACCTACACAGATCCTCAGTCTGGTCAGCAAAAGACGGGGTATCTGAAGGTATTTTATAACGCTCAGGGCGAACCAACAGGCCAAGAAGATGAGTATTATGGCATGGGCGCTGAAGAATGGCTTGTTTATAATGGATTTACATCGCTCAGGCTCCTGACTCTTCTAGACCTTGAAGGAAAGCTGACCGCAGCGGGTAAAACGTCTCCAAAAGTAAATTCAATCAGAGCGTGGATTAATTCAATCCTAATGGAATATGCGGTTGACCAAGCTGACAGGCTGACTTGGGACGCCCCTGATTACACTTTTCAAGAAACAGTCCAAGAAGCGCTGACAATTCTTAATTCGTAGCATTTATGAACCCTCAAGCAGTAATTGAAACCGTTAATCTAGCCGCGCATCAGAGTGACAAGTGGTTGTTTGTAGCCCTGATTGTTGTCGGATTATTTTCTGCTTTTTGGCTGTTTAAATACTTCACTGGAAGGATTGATGCTCTTCAAAAAAGAATGGACGAACAGGCCGCAGATTTCATCGATCATCTCAAGATCGCCAATAAGGATATGCTTGAGGTCATCAATACAGCACACAAAACCATCAGTTTAAACACGGCGCTGATGGAGCGAGTAGAAAGGCGCTTGTCTGGAACGTGAAACCAAAAACAGCAGCTTCACTTTTGATCTGCGTAGTTCTTGCAATCATAATTACCCTCTTCTTAACGTCCTGCGTAAGCATTCCTGTTCCCCCAGCAGGGGAAAACTCTGGAAAACTTGGCAGACTTGAACTGAAACTTGTTTTTACACCGAATGTCTCAGGGGCAATTGACTACCTCTGGAGCAAACAACAACCAAAACCAACATCATCAAAATGAAAAACCTACTCAGCACTGTTCTGGAGCGTTTGACCGAAAATTCTACGTGGAGAGGAATTATCCTTCTCACTACGGCTGCCGGCTTGCGCCTTGAGCCTGAATTGCAGAACCAAATCATTGCCGCTGGCCTCGCTCTCGTCGGCTTGATCAATGTGATTCGCAAGGGCAATAAATGAAGATTGTGCCCCCATCCAAACCGCTGCAAAGCCGCAAAGAAACCGAAAGGCTTCTGAAGAAGGCTGGCGTGATCGATCAGGTCGCCCTAGTGGGGATCAGGGGGTATTACAAAAATTCGATGGGGAAGAGAAATCGCAACGATATTGGTATTTATGATGACGGGATTTTTATCCTGTCGCCTCAGGCGTATGCATCATTCAATGCCAATACCGACCCATCACGGCTGAAACCCGCCATTGCTACGCTGAAGGCGGGAGTTCACCGTTATAAAAAGGGCAGGCACGGAATATCCAGAGGTGCTGGATATCCTGCCCTGCGCCCTGCTACGCAGGGCGAAACTTTGCCAGTGAAGCGATACAACGCCAAGACGGATAGCTACTACGATGGCGTTGGGATCGCGATTAACATCCATAAGGGGTCTTATAACTCCACGTCATCTGCCGGGTGCCAAACGATCTACCCGTCCCAATGGGCTGCATTTATTAATCTGGTCTACGGAGAAATGGATCGCTACGGACAGAAAACCATTCCATACTTGCTTGTAGAAAACGCCTAACGAGGATCAATCATATGTCTTGCAACGACAACAACATTTACAAATCTTCATGCTGCCCTGACACGCCTTATCCAACGGTTCAGCATGAAAGTGTTCCTTCCCTAATCGACAATCTTGTCAACGCTCTCTACGGAGAGATTACTAAAACGGTTTCTGGTGGTCGCGTTGTTTGGGATATTCCGTGCGACCCGACACAAAGCCCCGCCGAGGTTCCTACTATTCCGCGAGAACAAGGAGAAGGACTCCTGTGCTATCTGATGCGGATTTTCCAGAATACTGTCGGTCAGTATTCTCCGTTTCAGTATTGGTCATACGCAGGAACGGGTGCCCTTAATACGTTTTCACTTCCTCCAAGCACAAACACTCTTAGGTCGAGCTACTTGGTCTACCTCAATGGGGTTGTGCAGCCTCCCACGGCTTATACTATTTCCAATACAGTTCCAGTTAACATCGTATTTACAACTCCTCCAGCAAATGGAGCGGCTATCACAATTGTTAATTTAGGATATCAACCCCCCGGAGTAATTCAGGACGTTACCCAGAGTGACGCAACTCCCACGGGCAGCAGTCAGACACAAACTGTCGGCGCTTGGCTGGCATACTTGCTTGCACAATTGGCAACAAAGCTAACCGTTCCAGCAATTCCTCCGTCTGGTCTGTATCAACTTACATCACTAAACGGAACGGTGCTCTGGCAGGCGTTCACGCAGTTGCCAGCAGATCCGCTGCCGGGCACCAAGTATCTCACGTCTGCTGGACTAAATGCTCCTCCTATTTGGGGCACTATTCCTAAAGAATTGCCGCCGCTACCGGGTGGCCCAATTCAACAGGTCTTAACAGCGCCCCCAAATGGAGCGCCTGCTGTGTGGCAAAGTTTGCCATCTTTGTCGATTGGCCCAATTACAACGCAGGGAACTACCACTCCGAGATATTTGGAAGACCGATTTGCGGATAGTATCAAAGTTGAAGATTTCGGAGCTAAAGGAAGTTTTAAACAGGCAAATACTGCTGCAATGAGCAGCGGAAGTGATTTGGTAACCGTTGCTGGAGCAAACTTCACTGCAGCCGATCTTGGATTGATCATGGAAGTTCGCGGAGCAGGAAATGCAAACACGTATATTCCAGAACGCCAAAACTTGCGCGGAACGATTGTTCAAGTTGTTTCAACAACGCAAGTCAGGCTTAATGTTACTTCTCAAGCCAACGTGAGCAACAAGCGAGTTTATTGGGGATATGAAGACAGTGCCGCCCTTCAGGCTGCTTTGGACTATGCAGTGACAAAAGGCATTTCCGTTGTTGAGTTTGAGCCTAAAACTTATTGGGTTGATCAATTCAAGGCTTCTACGGCCAAATACCCCGGCTCAGCGCAGGGGTCGAACTGTCTTGAAATAAGAAATGGAACGGTAGACACAAAACTTACTATTCGCGGAAATGGGGCAACTATATTTGGGACGAATACAAACAGCCCGAATTGCGGCGGGATGATTCATGTTAACTCGCGCCTTAATCGTTTGATTTTAGAAGATCTCCGCATTGAATGGGACGATCAAAGGAGAAGCAATTGGTATACCGCTTGGGCTTTTAATATGTATCCAGTTAGTTCCGACAGGATTGAGCTTGTAGCTTTCAGGAACTGCCAATTTGTAAATTGTCAATATTTTGGATACATCAGAAATATTTTCCCCGGCCCCGGCTATCAACGGGATACATACGGAAAGATTGAAATTGCGGAATGGACAAACTGTGAATTTTTATATCCACACGCATCGTGCATTCTTTACGGATCAACTGATCCAGCACTTACAGGATATCCAGAAGCATCAGGACAAACCGTCAACCTGAGTCAATGGGTTCGTCAGGCAAAGTTTATCAACTGTTATGGAGAGGGATGCCGAGATGGAATTATTCCGAACGATGTAAACGGCCCCAAAGATGGATTTAACTATGTGTGCGCTATCAACACAACATTCGACGGCTGCACATTCAAGAATTATGCTATTGAAGTTTTAATTTCTGAGCTTGGTGGAGAAGCAATGATGTGTAGGTGTGACGGAACACCCGGCTATGTTCAGCCTGCTATCGGACAAAACGTGACCATAACGCTTAACGGACAAGCGTTTGGCCCTCCAAATTTGAATGATATCAAAGCAGGAGATGTTGTTTGGATTCAAAGGTATACTTGGCCTAATTCCGAATTCGCGGGAGTCTATGAAGCACAGCAAAATTTAACAGCAGCCCAAGTAGGCACTAATGGCACAACTTTGCTTCTTAAAAGGCTTGATGAGTCGCAGTGGTGGGTTGGGCAATCATATGAAAAAGCGTATCAGCCCCTAAACGCTGGAGATGTCATCAACCAAACCTTTGTTCTTATCCCAATCAATTTGGTAGACTCGCGTTGGACGTGCAAAGAAAATACTTGCACCGTTACTGGATGCACTTTTGCGAGCGAACCAGTAGTTAGGGCGGCTGGCGCAAACCCTCCGTATCCATATCACAATGACGCTCCAACATTTAGAAATAAGCGCGTTCGCGGGACATTCAATGACAATATTGTTCTAAACTCATCTTGGTTGATGGACTTGCAGGACGAAGGAAGTGCTGGAATGAAGGGCAGCACGGTTGTTACTGGAAATGTGTTCACTACATATCTAAATCTGAACAAATACAACAACCCCGGCCAAAACCCATGGGATGGAACAAATGGAATATTTCTAAGACAAGAAGGAAGTATAGTTTCCAACAATACCTTCCAATATGAAACGCAGTTGCACGTAGGCACTTGTATATTTGTTGGCGTAGATAATGCCACCATTACAAATAACAAATTTGATATTGTAGCAAGAAACCTGTCACAACGCAAATTCGCGACATCTTTGGTTCAAGGCAATTTGAATAGCGGCCCTGCTGCCGTTGTGATTACTTGCAACAATCACGGGGTTACCGAGGGGCAAAACATATGGATAAGTGATTCAAACACGGGCGGAGAGGTTTATGGATCGTTTTTTGCAACGGATGTTACGCCAAACACATTCAAATATCCGTTTCGCTCAATTACGTTCTCAGGAACGTATGCTGTAATTGACAAGCATCCGACAAAGTCGGCAATTATTCTGTATAACCCCGTTTCCCCAACGCTCAGTTATTATCACATGAGCGTTAAAGATAACTGGATTAACAATTTTGACTATTTGATTGCTGGGCAAGAAGGAAACTGTCTCGTTTTTGATGGCCCGAACAGGGGAACCCCATACAGAAACGGCTTTACGAGCGGTTCAGATGTTCGTCTGCGGCATCATATTGTTGATTTCATGCCGATGGCAAATGGATGGTATCGGTTCATTTACGGCTGGGAAAATCGAAGCCTGATTAATCAAATTTGTCAGGGCAAGGTCAACGTGTTGGGACTTGAATTCGACATAAGTATGTCGGCGCAAGATAATAACTCAATCAATGTTCGATCAAATCCGCTTGCACCATATTCAGCGGGTGACAATTCTCTTCCTATTAGCAAAATACGATTTATGAGGGGCGGCGGAAGAGCGTTTCTTGATCTTTACGTCCAGAATTTTAATCACTGGAAAGATTGGCTTGGTCGCTTTATGCTGAGCGAAATTTATTCGTCTAGCGACAGAGGAGCGTTGCCACTTTGTCCCGCGAAGCCGTCACAGAAGATAACGGCTATTGCAGCATCTGGTGGAGACGCGCTAGTTACTAGCGCTAATCATGGCTTCTATAACGGATGCTTGATTTACGTAAGCGACAGTAACAGCACTCCGACAATTGATGGAGTGAGGACTGTATCTAACGCAACGCAAAACACGTTTACTATTTCAGGAATTACCATAACCACACCCGGAACTGCTGGTGAAGCGTTCGACAATGAGTTTAATACCATTTCTAGCTTTTCGGAACTTACGCTGACAAAGGACATTGCTATGGCGCTTACCCGTGGATCTATTCAGCTTGGCGCCGGTCAAATTCTTCATGGAACTGGCGTTCCTTCTACCGCTGCTCCGACAGGATCAATATTCATCAGGTCTGACGGCGATCACTCAACCACAATCTATGTTCGCGCCAGCGGATCATGGAAACCACTAGCAGCATATGATCCTTAAAAATTCACTTATTGCACTATTGATCACGTCAGTCTCTGCATTTGCTCAGGGGCTGACGGGAGTCATGGTTAACTCTAACGGAGTTGTCCAGCGACCAACTAATTTTATTGCAGCCAACAATATAGCAACCAACGAAGCTGGCGCTGAAATTAGTTTTGTGTTTCCCGTAGGAGCGGGAACATTGGAAAATTTTGTTCAGGGAGTAAACACGGTGGCCGCTGGAACAAATAGCGTGATTAGTTTTGGAATAGATGGAACGACTACAAATGCAAGAGGATTAGTTCGCATGGTGGAAGCGGTAAATGCTATGGGAACCGCAGGGACGGGAACCGATTGGACGGACGAAATGCATTTCTATATGAACTTGGACGGAATAGTTAGGCTGACCAATACTGGATCTGTCTGGAGAACCGTTATAGGAGGATATACTTTTGGCGCATCTTCAAATATTGCTGAATATCCAACAAACAAAGCCGTTGGTTTAGAAATTCAAAGTTTTGGCGGCCCAGCCATTATAACAAACCGAGCTAGGTTGATTGCTCACAATGGCACAAGCGCGACTAACGGCGAATGGGTTGTTATTGGAGATGTTTTTCAAAAATTCAACATTTTAATCAAGCACAAAGGAACTAATGGCGTAATAGAACTTTGGCACTCACAAAATTGGAACCAGCCAACAAACAATACAAACGCTACGCTTACAGGTGGGCCAACATCGTCTGCTGTTGGCGCATTTCAAGCGTGGGACGCTGGATATTTCCAGCCAAATACAAATGCTGGCAACTCAGGATTAACAATTTGGAGAGCATATTGGCAGCACGTCAAAGCAAACTAAAATTATGCCATACGAAAAATCAGAAATACCCCTTCCCGAAGGCTTTGTAAGCCTTGGAGAAGATCTCCCAAAGAAGATGGATCGGGCATTGGCTTCATGGTCAAATGAATCCAGCGAAAGCAAAGTTTACTACCCGTCTCTTTATTTTGAGAACGCGAAAGGCTTGAAAGATATGCCTTCTGAGGGAACCGCTATGATCCGCTACAAGAAGGTCATGGAAAAAACTGAATCTGTGAAAACCGATAACGGAACAGAGAAGCGCTATTCCGTCGAACTTTGTATTTGCGGCATTAAGCCTGAAGAAGATCTTTCAGAAGAAACTGAAGAAGAAATGGATGACGAGGACGCGATTGAAAGCGGCCTTGCCGAAGCAGAAAACGAAACTGAAGACGAAGAGTCTGAAGAAGAGGAAGAAGATTAATATGGCTAAACCAAATACCCCGAATATGGCTCCCATGCCGCCAATGCCAGAAGGAGCACCTATGCCTGCCGCTTCCGCTGACGCTGGAACCGTCATGGTGAGCGTCCCGAAAAACGCTTTCATGGAGATCCACAACATCGTTGTTCAGCTTGCAACAGCCCTAGACGCTCTCGCTCTAGAGGTTGAAGCCGCTTCTGGCGGAGCAGGCGCAATGGCACCAGAAATGGCTGCTGGAGCGCCCCCAATGCCTGCAGGAGCACCTTCCGATGCCGATCTGGAAGCGTTTGCCGCTGAGCTAAATCAACGTGGAGCGATGTAGCCGCCATGTTTGTCTCGCAAATCTTTGACGAGGCAGCAGAAATCCTTGGGACTACTGACAAAACCAAGGTTTTTCGGAAACTGACTCAGTCGATCCAGACCCTAATGGAGTCTGGTCACTGGACGCATTCAACGGCTGAGGTCGATATCTGCACTGGATGGGATCGATGCACGGTGACGCTTCCAAGGGGCATTGAAACTCCTCTTGCCGTTAATACTGATGGCAGTCCGCTGTATTTCCGAAACAGGCTTTTCCAATATCACGTAAATAAGGGCGGGATGTATAGCTCCGTTCCTTGGGCATGGGATGATCGTGGCTTTGTGGCAACGATGATGGACATCATCCAGCCATCGCAGCTTATCGCAATTGCCGAAGTGTCAAATGATGCAGGCAAACAACTGCGCGTCCTTGGAACTGATCAATATAACGCCACACTGAGAAGCCAGACCCCTGACGGGCAAGGGGTTGACGGATTATACGTCCCGATTTATAGCCCAGAAGATTTCCCCCTAGGAACCATTCTGCCGCCTGACGTGACGGTAAGAACGAGAGATGCGGCAATTTCTCCGCTTGGATTGTTCCAGACGGCAACTCCGCACACATTGGATTCTGGTCAGTCAGTGATTATTTCGCCTATCGGCGGAGTGGTTCCTCCTCCCCTTAAAGACGGTCAAATTTATTACGTTGGCGTTGTCAGCCCAACACTGGTTCAACTGTATGAAGATCCTCTGAACGCTCAGGCTGGCAATTACCCGATAAACCTTCAGAGCATTGTGGGGGTTTCCTCACTGAGGCTGTTAGACAAAAAACCAAGTCGCGTGGTCACGGCACTTTCGTTGTCGGCAACTCCCGCAATCGCTCTTGATACAGCTAATCCAATCAATTTCCCCGGCAACATTTTGCCGTCTCCCCTGAAATCTAAGGTGACATATTTTGCAAATCTGATCACCCCGACAAATTTGCAGATTTTCGATTCAATTGCAGATGCGACAAACAATACGAACCCGATTTACACAACGGGATCTACGTCTGCCATAAACGTGGATTTGCAAAAGCCAATCGCCCCACAAACCAAGATGACATTTGCTGTGCCGCATGGTTTCACAACGGGAGATCAGGTTCAGGCAACTACCAACGGAGGAATTTTGCCTCAGCCTCTTGTGGCTGGAACGAATTACTACGTCAGAGCCGTCAACTCGACAACCGTCACGATTCATCCAACGTCATCTGACGCGCTGAACGACACAAATCCGATTAATTTGATCACTTCAGGAAGTGGAACGAATTCTCTTGTAAAACTGATTCCAGCAACTGTTGCCATTGGAACGCAAAGTAACATTCTGGCCGAAGGCGTTTCTCTACCGAACCCTTCAGGATCTGGAGCGCAAGCAAAAGGGGTTCCGTCAGGAATTATTACTGGCGTCAACGTGACCGCTCCGGGGTCTGGTTATACCTCTGCCCCAACAGTAACGGTTGATGACACTGGAGGTGCTGGATACGTCCAAAACCAAGTTGGCATTGAAATCGACAGCACTTTTACCACTCAGGCGACTTTCAATATTACAGTAACGGGTGGTCGCGTTGCATCGATTGGCGTTGTTAGCCCCGGCAGCGGTTACCAGCCGAATGCTACTGTCACAATTACCGATTTGAGCATTGCTAAAGCTGGCAAGGGCGCAAAAGCCACTATCAACGGCTTAGATATCAATGGCGGAATTACAGGCATCACGCTGCAGGCTGTTGGCTCTGGTGCCATCATATCTGCGACCATCAACAATACGTCGAATGTAGTCAATGGCTTGATCATTAACAGCCCCGGCGAAGGGTATGTCATTCCTCCTAGGCTCACATTTACTGGCGGCGGCGGAAGCAATGCGGCTGGAACTTGTTCAATCACTACATCATTTTTGGACTATATTGAAGTAACAAACGGCGGATCCAACTATACGCAAGCTCCCGCCGTAACAATTAGCGGCGGCGGCGGAACTGGCGCTACAGCTACTGCTACGGTTTCCAATGGACAGCTTGTCAGGGTTAACGTGGTAACAAAAGGCACTGGATACACTGGAAGTCCGACAATCACCTTTACACCGTCTACTGGCGTTTTTGTTTCGTTTACCACAACGGGAACATTTCCTAGTCCGATTACTCAGGGCGCTTCATACCGCGCCGAGCAACCGTTTTCTTCCTCCAGCTTCACAATTACCAACGTCGATTATAGCCCCGTAAATATTACAAGCGTTGGAACGGGACAGTTTTATGTGCTTATTTCCCGCGCATTCGCGGTTGGATTTACAAATCGATGGGTTGGAGACTTTGATGGATTAACCACTGGTCAGGGAATTTATTTTGCTTCTGACTACAATCTTCCGAGCACAACTCCAGCAATCGACAAGGGCACAACTCAATTTTTCTTAAACATTGATGCAGGCAACGAAACTGCGCGTATTTACAATTCTCAACCAGCGGCAAATGCTGGCGGGTCAACAGGTCTGATTAACGTAACTGCATTTGGAACTGGTCAGGCATATTATGCACTGCGCGTATCTGCTACACCGTCTCCGTTTGAAAACAGGATCAATCCGAACAGCGTTCAATTTCTTCAAGACGGCGAAATTGTCAGATTTTCCACTTCTGGAACTCTTCCAGCGCCACTTCAGGCCGCTACAAATTACACGATCAAGATTTTTGGTGACGATATCAAGGTGTATTCCAACAACAACTTGGTAACGATCACCACTCCGGGCACGGGGCAGCTTAGCCTCGACTTGGATAGGACGGTAACAGCGGTTCCCTCCACTAAAATTGTGGAATCGGCATCGCTTTACTCGACAGGACAAGCCATCACGGTTCGTCCGAGAGACGGGGATTCTCTTCCTAATCCTCTGGTTGCGGGGGCGAATTACTACGTCAGAAAGTTGGATTCTGACGAGTTTGAACTGTATCAAACCGAGGCTCAGGCGCGGAACCTTGCCTCAACAGTTGGCCGCATTTCATACCAAACAGCGGGAAACACAGCGGACAGCACGTTCATCATTGATTCGATTCAGCCTCCTACTTTGGTTAAATCGGTTCAACAAATTGAAAAACCAAAAACGGACGGATTTGTTTCGCTGTATGCCTATGATTACGGGCGAAGCAATGACATGACCCTTATCGGTCAATATCATCCTGCTGATGTTAACCCTCAATACAGAAGGATTCGTCTTGGGAGTCCTTGCGCTTGGGCAAGGGTTATTTATCGGATCAAGCATCCGACGATTGAATCTTTGTATGACTTCATTCCTTTGGAGAATGAACGGGCAATTCTTGCAGCGCTTCACGCTGTAGACTTGGAAGACAAAGACTTTGCAGAACAGGCGCAACGCTATTGGACTATCGCAATAGCTTACCTGAAAAACCAACAAGAGAGCATTGACGGACACGCAATGGCTACCCCCCAAATCAACAATATAGTTTACGGGGATGGCTCTGACGTGATTATGCGATGAAGTCCGACCAAATCAACGCAGGCAGGCTTACCAAGAGCACTGCTGGTTGGGTTCAGGGCGTCAATAGCGTCAGAAATGCGTGGGCGCTTCCAGAAAACCAATTAAAATGGGGCGTTAATATCACGGTGCGCGGCGGCATTGCCCAAACGCGACCCGGCTATGCGATGCGCCTGTCTTTGCCGCCGGGGAATTTGCAGGGCGGAATATTCTTTGCCGCAAATAAACAGTTTCAGGCAGCGGAAAAGAAAACAGTGAACGGTCAACTTATTACCGTTCCGAGGCAAATCTTTGACGTGAACGGAAGCGGAGTTGCCAAAGATGAACTCACATACATGGTATTTGCGGTTAGCGGGAACGTCTATTTTGCGCCGTTCCCTCTTGAGCAACCCAAAGATTGGGAAGAATACAGGCTTGCTGGGATAAAAATGGACGAGGATGCCAGCCAGTGCATTTTCGCTTTGGGAACACGATCAGCCACAACATCAACTGGAGGCGATACAACGGTCACGCCATCGCATCGTATTGTGATGATTCAGGACGGTATTTCTGCTCCTGCGTATTGGGATGGATCTAACAAAACTGGTGTCCAAAGTGACAAAATTCCCGTGGGAACTTGGATGGCGTTTTCTGGGAATAGAATGTGGATCGCGGACAACAATCTTGTTTTGGCTTCTGATCTTGGCGACCCGACAAGTTGGCTTGAGCGAACATCTGGCGCTGGTCGCGGCGATTTCAGCTTTTCAAGGCCAGTTACAGGGCTTGTTTCGTATGTAGGACAAAACACCGACACCCGCCTGATTGTTTTCACTGACAGATCTACATTTTCTTTGGCTTCAGGAATTCTAGATCGTTCCGCTTGGGCATCCACAGCGAACTTCCAGAATACGCTTTATCCTACCGTTGGTTGCATTGCAGGCAAAAGCATCGCTTTCCAAGCTGGTCAAATGTGGTGGTATTCGCAAGGCGGGTTGGTTGCGGCTGACGTTGCTGCCGCGAGCTATCTCTCGTCACAGGTTTTGTATAAGGACGTGGAAATGGCGCGAACCAAACGCTACATGACGGGAAACCAAAGCCAAATTTGCGCCTCTTCGTTTGAAAACTATTTGCTCTATTCTGTTCCATATCTAGAGCCTGTAAATTCGGCCACAATGGTTTTGGACTATGCCGCTGCCTCTGAGTGGGGTCAGGCCAGAAACCCTGCGTGGTGCGGAGTCTGGGAGGGCACAAGGCCCGTAGAATGGACAACAGGAGTGGTAGACGGGCAACCTCGCTGCTTTCACTTCTCGCTGGATTACACCGCGACAAATGATGGCTCCTATAACCACCTGTGGGAGTCTTTCATGCCAGAGCGAACCGACTCGTATCTACGAATTAATCAAGACGGAAGCACAACGCGATTCTATAACCGCATTTATAGCCAGATTGAAACCGCCCAGCTTGGTGATGGTATGGATTTGAAGCAATTCGTTTACGCCGAAATTGAATGCAAGGAAATCGGAGGAACGGTTGACGTGAGGGCAAGTTTTCGCGGGAGCAAAGGGGCATACCAAAAGGTTTTAGACCGTCGAGTAATGGCAATCAGCGAAAGGCATCAGTATCAGAATACGCCTTTTGAATCAGAAATCGATGAATTGGGGTTCCTTAATACCCAATATAGGAGGCTTGTCACGGAAAGCGCCACTAGGAATGTCCGCTACGAAACTTGCGAAAGCCCATTAACGGCAGATATAGACAAGGCGTTTTCCATGCTTATCGAATGGTGCGGAGAACTTGGCGTTGAAATTGTCAGGATCTTCCAAGACCCGTGGAGCGAAAAATCTGTTGGCAATCCTAACGCCAACGAAACGCTTTCCTGTGTTGTTGGAGAAAATGGAGACTCTCTAAAACTGGACATTCTTCCAAGCCCACTAGACGGGCCTCTGGGCGAAAATAAGACGTTTTTTGCCAAGGTCTACAAGACGGTCACGCTGCCCTGCGTTGGATTCCCGTCCATATCGGCTACAGCTTCCGCATCATTTCTTTCTTTCATTTCCTACGCTCACGCAGAAGAGCAGGCTGGCATTTTGGCCCTTCAAGCGGCCAATGCCGCCGCTGTTCAGTATAAAATATCGAACCCCTGCTAAAATGCCCAATATTTCACAGGCTTCTGTTCCCGTTACGAACTTCCCCAACAAGTTCATCAGCCCGTTTTCGGACACGGCAATGGTTCCGTTGTATTCCTCTATCCCGTTTACCGCATACAAGGATCCCGAATGTCTGCCTTGCGCCGTGTGTGGCAGCTTTACAGACAGGGTGAAAGTTATTCAGGAGCAGGCGGCAAAATTCGCTGGATATACCACCAAAAATGAGGTCTTTGTGGGGAGAGCATAACATGAATAAACGCATAGATTACAAACTACTCAGACACGGAACCAACGAATTCCTTGAAGCCGTTGATTTCGCGCAAGAATTCAACCATGAAATCCATGAGCATCCGAACATCAACGTCTTAGGTCATTACCGCGATGGCAATCTGATCGGCTACTCAGATTGGGTTTATATTCCAACAGTTTATCCAGCCTTTCACCCAAAGCATACAAATCCTCGCGATGTTTATCGTGTTATAAACGATCTGGTCACATTTGTTCAAGTTTCTGGATCTATTGCTTATGTCGGTGTGCCGACAGAAGAAGGAAGACCAAATTTTTCAAACGAGATAATGACCAAAATAGGTCTTACTCCACTTAACAGAGAAATCTACGAAATTAAAGCACCGAAGGAGTAATTATATGGGCGGATCACCAGCAACAGTTAATCCGGGCGACTATATCAAGCGCCCTTCTATGGACATGGAAGCGGCCCTTCTTGGTCAGAAGAATCAGATCGGACTGATGTTTCTGAAAAACCAAGCTGATATGCTGAAGCTCGCTTCAAACATAACTCCCCAAATGCAGGAGTTTAGCCCGAATCAAGTTTCTCGCGAGGCTGGCGAACTTGGCATGGCAAATTTAGCAAGATCCAGAAAGTATGAGGCGCTTGCCAGCCCAGAAGCAGCAAAAATGCGGCAAGAGGTTCCGCAAAGGCTTCAGGCTGCAACTTCCCGCGAGGCGTGGAAGCAACAAATGGAAGAGTGGGCCAAGACAAAGGGAATCCCAGCAATTTCCGCCACAGGAATCGATCCTGATAGCACTATCGGAAGATCGGCGCTGTTTGACATGGCAACGCAGGCAGGAAGAGACTTTGAACTTGGAAACATTGCCGCGCAACAGAGCTATCTGGATGCATATGGGGCACCAACGGGCGGATTGGATCCGGGCGCTTTGATGGCAGGAAAACAAGCGGCAGAAGTGGCGAATCAAGAGGCTATGGGAAGATGGCAGGCGGGATTGCTGGGTGCCGCACAAGGATTGGGAATGACCGCTGCTGATTTTGCCAATACGGGCATTGGAGACTTGTTAAGCCTTTCGCAGGCAAATCGCGCAAATCAACAGGCTTATCAACAAATGCTTTATCAGGGTGCCGTCCAAAATGCAGCAGCTAGAAATGCACAAAGCGCTGCAGGCATAGGGATGTTGGGAGGACTAGCTGGAGCAGGATTAACCGCTGGAGCAATTGCATTCTAATGAAAGACCTATTGGACAATACTTTTGAGAAAGTGCTTAAATGGAACAAGCGCTGGCCGAAGTCTGTTGTCCTTTGGTCAGGAGGAAAAGACAGCACCGTTCTGTTGCATTTTATTCGATATGTTTGCAAACTTGATTTGCCAGTAGTGCAATACCGAGAGCCTAAATTGCGCCAGCGATACGCTTACTCAGACGATTTAATCAAACAATGGGATTTAGAAGTGTATGACTATCCTGCTTCTAAAATTACTGTGTTACATGGGCCTGACACAGAAACTGGAGAGCCTAGATTTGATTTTTTGAAGTATCAGCAATGGGGTAAAGCCTGCATGGTAATAGCGCAAGGAACCGAAAGGCCAAAAAAGGGAGAAAGATTTCTTTGTGCTTTAGACGATTATCTTAAAAGGCCAGTTGGTTTTTTTAGTTGGCCTTGGGATGCTGCATATATTGGAACAAAAAGCAGCGATGTAGACACAATCAAAGGGCCAATTCCTTTGGCTATGGACATACGATATGCCGAAGGATCGCCTGTTTCTTTGTATCCTTTGCGCGATTGGACTGATGAAGACGTTTTTTCCTACATGGAAGAAAATGGCATCACGCCAGATTCCAATCGTTATGTTAAACGAGGCGGCAAATGGATTGGGAATCCAGATAAATCAATGAATTCAGATTACTATCCAGTTTGCGTGAATTGCATTGATAGGCGTGGGCCAAAATACGTTTATTGCCCCAAACTGAATGGAACAATTACAAATATTTCTGAATCAGTTCCTTATGAAGACATTGTGATGGAGGATTTGGGCGTTATGCCAATTCATTGGGACTCTAAACAACTCCAAGAGGATTAATATATGGGCGGATCAAACCAAACTGTTCAAAAAGCAACGCTTCCAACGGCGGCGGACTACCGCGCCAATAACATTCCCGCTCCTATGGCAGGATCTCAAAGGGCAGCGCAACAGAATTATGCGGCCAATTTGATGTCTCAGGGACAGCTTTTCGGAAAGCCCGAATCTGACAGAAGAACGGAAGCGTTGCTTTCACTTGCACAAGAAGCGCTGAGCAACCCGTCTTCCGAAAGATTCGCTCGCGCTATTACTTCTCAAAAACAAGCATCTGCAGCGGCACAGTGGAATTCGATGCAATCACAAAGCAGGAAAGAACAGAATGGATTCGATTTCTTGCCTGACGATCCAGCGAACTACCAAATAGCCAGCGACGACAGGGAAGCTGTCGGAACTGCCGCTATGGGTGCTGGAACTGACATTCTGTCTGCTGCAATTCCTGCAGCGATGTCAATGATGGGAGGAGGTGGATCTGGCGGGAGCGGAAACATTCTTGGGGGGCTAATGGGAGGGGGGGGCAAGGGCGCTGCTTCTGGTGCTTCAGGTGCAGCAGCAGCAGGATCTGCAGGCGGGATGACAGGCATGATGAAGAACTTGGGTGGAGGGGGCGGAAGTATGGCCTCTGGAGCTATGGGTGCTGTTGTTCCTATGGCCCTAAAAAGCCTTGGAACCGTCAAAACAGGAACTCCTTGGATTGATAGAACCCTTAAAGGGATCAGCATTGGCGGATCTGAGGGATGGACGGGCGGATCTTTGGGTGGCCCTACAGGCTCTGGATATGGGGCACTTTTTGGCGGAATTTTCGGTGGCCTTGATGGCGCTGTAAACGGCCCTATTTTTAGGTCTAAAACAGGCGGAAGTTCTGGATTCGGAAGCGGATTTGATCGAACCATGTATGGGCTTACACAGATGACGGCATAACTGACAATTTTCTTGGGTTAACCCCCCAGAAAGCATAACAACAAACAATTAACGGAGGAAAAAACTATGGGCGGACTATTTGGAGGTGGTGGAAACATCACTTATAAAATGCCTGCTGACAACTCAGCGGCAATCATGCAACAAATGATGCAGCAACAAATTGCTGCTGCTAGGGAAGCCGCAGCGGCGGCGGAAAGAGCACAGCGTGAAGCTGCAATTGCGGCGGAAAACCGTTCTGCTGAACAAAAGATGCAGCAATCAACACAAAGCGCGGCTGATACGCTTAGCAGAATGCAAGAATCTCAGTATCTTGCCGATCAAGCTGCGCTTAACAGGTATAAACAAGAGCAAGAAGCAGCGGGAACGGCTGCAACTGGAGGCGGATTTGACATTAATGCTTCAAGGAATGCCGCTTTGGCAAACCTTGGCGCTGCGTCAACAACCCTGCCCTCAACGGCTGCTAACTTGGCTGCAAATCCAGCGCTAATTAATCCCGCGCTGACAACGGCTGAATCTCTTAATACTGGCACTGGTGGAACCACTCAGAGGACGAATGTGTTTACTTTGCCAAACGCTGAAAAACTAACATTCGGAGGAGCATAATATGGGCGGAGGAGGACGAAGAAGACCACAAATTCGGATGCCTAGCGCACCCGATAATAGCGCTATGTTGCGCCAAATGCAGGCACAGCAAGCCGAGGCTGCTGCTGCCGCTGCAAGAGCCGAAGCAGAACGCCAGCGCCAGATGAAAATTCAGGCGGAAGACGAGCAGGCTCGCAGTCAGCAACTTGGATCTGTTCAGCAAGCGCAACGCTCGCTAAGCGGACTTCAATCGTCTCAACAACTGCAAGACGCTCAGGCTGCACAACGTCAAAGCATGGCAACTTCTGGGCTTGGCGGCGGAGGCGGAGGCTTTGATATCAATGCCGCTAAGATGCAAGCGCTTGGCAATGTTGCTGGTGCTGGCGCTGCTGGCGCTTTGCCGTATGCCGCTGGCCCTGCCGCAGGAGGAGGCGCTGCTACTGGCGTTTCTCCCGCCATGATTGCTGCAAATATGCAAGCAGGCGGAACTAATGCGCCACAAAACCGCTTTAGTTTGCCACAAGCATCAAACCTGACATTCGGAGGGGCATAATATGGACAGCTTGTTTGATTTTATAATCAACACTGTCTGTTTGGCTTTTTCTCCAAACCGTCCTGAGTGGCTATTGCTTTTGGGCGGATGGAGCCTTGGCAAAGCAATCAGTAGCGCTTGGAAGGGCGTTACAGGAGCGGTTAGCTCCGCTGGACGCGCTATTGGAAATGCATTTGGTGGCGTTGGAAGGGCAATAAGCAACATTGCCAATCCGCCGCGACCAACAGTTACCGTTGTCGGCGGAACATCTCCTGAACAACAAAGGGCTAACGAAAATGCCATCAAGGCTCTTCAGGCTCAACTCGCAGAACAACAAGCAGCGGCGGCAAGAGCGGAAGAGGCAAGAAAGCGCCAAGCAGCAATTGATGCGGATAACCAAGCTGCAGCAACGTCTCAAAATGCGTCTATTCAACGCGCAAGCAATAGACTTAGCGCATTGAATACGGCGCAAGTAGCCTCAGATGCGGCGGCTGGTCAGCGATTTGCGTTGGCAACGCAAGGAATGGGCAATGTCGGTGGTGGATTCGACATAAATTCCGCAAGGCTGCAAGCGCTTTCTAATGTTGGTGGCGCTGGCGGAGGAGCGCTGGCTGGAGCTAGTCCATACATGAGTCCTAGCAATGTCGCCCCCGCCGCACTTGTTGCCGCTGCAAATCGCGATGCTGGCGGAACAAATGCCAGAAGCAATCGCTTTAATATCCCCGCATCTAACTTAACTTACGGAGGGGCTTAATTATGGCAGCGCAAATGTCTAGAGAAACGTCTGGATACACATTCAATCCAAGGCAGGCAAAGATTACATCTGCTCTTGAAGGATTAAGTCCTTTTGTGCCTGTAGTTTCTCCATCTCAATTTTCTAGAGATGTTGCTGGAGCATATGCCGTTGGCGATGAAAACGCTGAACTGCCAGCAACAGCCCTTTATGGAGCAATTGGGA